TTACCCTCCGCCACCGAAAACACCGCCGCGAATTAACACTGCCACGACATAATTTTCTTCATGTTCAGCGAGTTTTTTTCCGCTGACCCATTTTTCAAAGAGTGTATAAAAATCCTGCCCTGACCCCGGCGGACGAAATACTGCCCCCAGATGCGTGACCGCCCCATAGGGATCGGCCGCGATAACGCCCACCCCTGCGGTTAAATCAGAAAAGGCCGGATACCAGGTATCCACTGAACGCAAAGCATTGCCGATTTTTTGTGAATGCATCCCTGCAGTGCCGTCAATATGGCAGAGTATCCGGCTGCTCCCCCCCTTTCTTTTATTCATCACAAATTCACAACTGGGATAAATTTCCTGCCCTTTTCCGGTTATCACTCTGGCTGAAACAGCCAGTAATAATGCACCATCATCACAACTCAGTGCTGCGGCAATATGTCTCCCCAGGTCGCCGGCTATATTATCCGTCTGCTCAAAATGACGAAGGCTGTACTTTCGTGCATCAAATATCCACTGCTGTTTTTTTTCCGCACTGAGATTATCCACAACCACCTCAATATGCTCTGCGCCAACCAGGTTCCGCCACAAAAAACGTCCGCAGGCAATATTATGTGCATATCGCCGCGCAGGCTCACGGCAATGCTCTCTTTCCAGATAATCCGTTATTACCGCCTGATAGCGCTGACGGAATATTTCATTATTACAGGCAGCAGGATATTTCAGCCCACCGGTAATTTTCAGTGAGAAGCTAAATATGATTACATTTTGTTCAGCTTCCAGCATGCAGTAATCCATAGACTGAATATTGGGATCATTAATGTTCTGTCCGGATATTTTTTCATTTCCCCTCCCGTTTTTCCGGCGGAAAGCAAATGTTCCCCGGACAGTTCTCGTCTGTATTGTCAGCGGAGTAACCCGTGAATCCGGATGCTGTGATGTTCCGGAAAAAATACCGTCAGAGGGGATCAGTTTTTTTGAAAATGATAAAACAGACGGTATATTCCTGAGTCCGGTCATTTTCTCTTTTCCGTTAATCGTGTTTTCCCTGCTGACACAGATAAAGGTTCTCGTCAGGTAAATAGTGATAACGCCACAACATATCCGAAGGATCCCGCAATTTATCCACCGGCCGGAATTCCCCTAAGGTAATAACACTTTCCGCAAAACGGTGTGGTATGCCTTCTGTTCTGGCATTTTTCACTATTCCCGGCGGGGAAAGCCCCTGATATCCGGTGACGACCGGGATCAGCACCGAACCGGGAGCAGTGGTATATTTCAGTAATGCCTCCATTGCATCCATTCCGCTGTTCATTGCATTGACCATGACATCCCGCCGCTCCAGTAATGCATATCCCGAAGCAATACATTGCCGCACTTCACACCATCGCGTTTTACTGTCAGGAAAAGGGCCGGTCTCCTGTTTACCTGAATCTGTAATATCGCCACCGGCAATTTTCAGCATGTTTATTGCTTCAGATACCACAGTAATGAATTCCTTATTTTTATCTTGTATATTCCCGCCGCAAATAAGCAGTGAAACATTGAGATGACAATACACTTCCTCAACCAGTGATGGGGTTTTGCCTTTTTTATCCGGTGGTTTCCGCCTGTTTAATGCGGAATACATTACCCCTCCGGGTTCCGCATACAGTTGTAAATGACAGTAGTGACAGATAATACCAGCGTGATTAAACCTGACTAACGGAAACCCTTGTTTTCTCACTTTTCGCTCAAGAGCATGAATAAATCCCAGCCAGGCAGTAACTGCCGGGAAACCTGCTATCAGTGCACCGGATAACGCATTGGCATTCCGGATAAGAATATTTTTCAGCAGCAGATAATTAATGGACACAGTAATGATCTCCGGCAGTGACGGCTCCCGGCGGGACAGATAATAATAAACAGGCTTTCCCTTTATTCTGCATATTAAGTGCAGAAATATTTTGTGGTTTAGACCCGCCAATATGAATCACAACAAGATGACCCGGGAATATACCGGATTTACCAAGCCGGCGGTATAACTCAAATAATAACCCCGATGGTGTCAGAACTGACAGTAAATGATAACCCGCATTACATTCTTTACCCGGCACGGGGAAAAAAACCTGTTTTATCTTTGAATTTGTTGACGGTACGCCCTCTCCGGAGAATATCCGTAAAAAACCGGCCCGCAACTTCCGGTAATTTTCACTGCCCAGAATTTTCTTTGCCGTTTCACTTTCCTCACACAAATGTGTCAGTAATGTTTTTCCATCCTGCATTTTCAGCATCAGAAACGTATATATTTCCAGTGCAGCAGCATTACCCTCAGCATCCTGCGGAACAACCACATTACCGGATCGCAGAAAGCCATCATTTTTCTTTTTAACCTCCGCCAGTATCGCTCCCGCTTTGCCATAGCGATTCCTGCGGGCACAGGGATGTGTAAAAGCAAACGGATGTGTCGTCAATGACAGTTGTTCCGCGCGTCCGGCGGCATCGGACAGCCATTGCAGACGCGAAAACTCAGGAATTTTTTTTGACTCCTGATATTTTGTAAAAAATGCAGTAATTTCCGGGTCCGGCATAGAATATCCTTTTCTTAAAATAATTTAATTTGACAATAATATTGAAAATTCAATCCGGCATTGAATGAATCTTCATCAACTGACGGGATATTTAATATGTCTTTGAAAGGGGATTGTCTACCAGCATTGTGATTTTTACGTACCGGTGTGTTTTTTTTGCGATCTGAATGGAATTTAATAAATAAAGTTAACAGCAATAATACAAAAACGGCATATCCGAAAAGATATGCCGTAATTATTAAATATTTATTTCTTTGCTGGCTTATTGTTTTTAAGCCAATCCTGCATCTGCTTTATTTCCGGTCCCTGTGCATCAATAATGTCCTGAGCTAACTTACGCATTTCCGGATCTGAACCATACTTCAGTTCAATTTGAGCCATTTCAACAGCTCCTTTATGATGTGCAATCATACCTTCAGCAAATGCAATATCCGCATTTTGCTCAGATAATGTTTTTGCCATATCATCATGCATACGCATCATAGAATCACCCAGCTCTTTCTGCACCGGAGTGGTAACAGCATGCATATCACCACTTAATAATACCGGATTTGCCACGGCACCGAATGTCATAACGCCGGATAACAGAGCAGTGAGAATAAGTGTTTTTTTCATGATTAATTCCTTTTTCGTATTTGGTTGATGGAATTAATCATAAAGGTTGCCCTAAGGGAAAGGTCAATGTGATAAGAAATAACTTTACCATATTTACATTTAATAAAGCTCTCTCCACAATGTCTGAACAATTCAGATATTATTCTGTCAGTCGGGCATCAGTATTAATGCAGGTACTAAAAAAATAATGAAAATAATAAGATAACCCAATACCGCGCCAACACGGCTCTTCATCCCCACAAGAGAAGGCTTTACCAGACCTGCAGCTGCGGCAACAAGCGCCAGTCCCGCAATAACCATTAAACCATCTTCCATATATCCTCCGTTCACCTTTTCCTGCAGGTAATTCTGCGTATGACATTGAACCTTGCCGCTAAGGCAAAGTAAAGTTCTTAAAAATCACAATATTTTGATGGCAAAGCAAGAAGATGGTGATTAAAAACGCAGTCAAAGGAATACAGAAAAGAAAAAATCGGGCGTTATCCCCCGGTATTATATGTGCAGTTATTCTTCGTCCGGTTCTGCAGTAGCCGGTTCCGGCATATTTACCCATTCAGCATCCGACAGATGCTGTTCCCGGAGTGCTTCTTCATCCAGCCAGTTTATGACATATCTGGCGCTGTGCTGAGTAACAAAACCACAGTTATCACAGATAAGACGATAATAATAATGGTTTATACTGTCTGCCGGAATCCCCGGAGTGTGGTAATAAAATGTGACGAACGTACGCGGAGGTTTGTTATCCAGCCGGTCCTGCGCTGTCGTATAGTTTGTTTCATCTATAACCTGCCTGCCATTATGCCCGCACATCAGACACGTGGTTTTAACTTGCTTATCATTCAGATAATGAAAAAAACGCGACCCTGTCACCGTTTTTAAGCGTTCCACAAACTCCCGGATCTGAACATTATCCGGTGATGAATTATCCATCATACACCTCTGGCTTTGTATTGTTATTCCGTTTTTCAATATAAACACCATCAAATATTATATATTATTTATGCACTCATAACTGACTAAAGTCAGACACATGATATTTTCATTTTCACTTGTTTACTTTGCCATTTCTCTTTTTCCGGTATATCCCGCATAAAAATAATAAAACCACTTCACTTTAGGACCAGATATTTACATAAGATCACTAATTGATTAATCTTAAGAAGAGGCTATCAATAAAAGGCTATTTTTGCATAATGAAACAGTTATTTTCGGTGTTATTTCTGTGGAGCATCTCCCTTTCTGCTTCAGCTGATACCGGTCCGGCTGTACTGCGCTCTCCACCGGATGCAGCAAATGCAAAATTGGTAATTTCCAGCCTCAGACAGGCAAAGATCACGCCGGATAACCCGTTGTTTTCAGAGTTTAACGATCTGGCATTTGATGCCATGCATAATAAAAATTACACATCCGCTATCAAATTCTTTTCTGAGAATATGCTTCGTTATCCGTCACCTCAGATGATTATAAATTATACCGATGCAAATCTTATGATGCTGACGGATAATAAGAATACCCCGGGCAGCTGCGCCCCTTCCGGTGAGGATTTACAAACAGCATTGCGTTATTACCATTCCGCTCTGCTCACTGATAATACTGTTAATTTATTATCCTGTGATGAAAGAAAAAATCTGACTGAGAAAATCACCTGCCTTGAGGCATTTCAGAAAACACCAGCACCTGCAGAATTCAGGTGCCGGATATTACATCCGGGGTCATAACAGCACAGTAATTTTTGTGCTGTTATAATTTTCTGACTTCATCGATAGCATTATAGAGCTCAGGAACAATCTCTTGTCTGTACCCTTCTTCTATCATCTCAAACGCCTTTTTTCTGGCGGCTGCTTTAGTTGCGCTATCCGCTGAGATATCCTCAACCAGCATATCCACCGCTTCATTCATTTCTTTCTTACAATTCTTATACGCGTTATCGGTAATTGTTTTTTTGCTGTCAGTGGTTGTCAGTGCCTGCCCGGCAGAATAACGGATAAGGCAGTTTCCCCATTTTTCAGACATCCCGTCTGTTGCACTGTTATTTGCCGGTGCCTGACAGCCGCCAATCAGCATAATTCCCAAAATCAAAAATAAACTTTTTTCATGTTCATCCCTTAACGGTGCTTTCCGTGTCTGTCCCCGGTCATCAGTGGTTTTAGTATTATAGTGATATTAGCAAAGAGAATTGGCGATATGGAATAGGATTTGACCTGATGAGAGAACTGATACCTCTGTATTTTCTGTGCTTCATTCCGGTTCAATTCTGCAGCGACTTATGCCCTTTGAGCACACCGTTATCATCAAAGATAAATAACATTCCCTTTCCTGATGCATCCTGACAAACCATGCCGTCTGCGTTCGTGCTATCCGTAATGCCCTGACAGGCCATATTACTGACATAAGGGCGCAACTGACATTTCAGTGTCCTGCCATCCATGATTTTAAGATGTCCTGACGCTGCAATCTCATCAGTGGATGGCTCCGGGCAAGTACCACTTCCCCAATTAGTCCCGTGATTATTATCAAACGCAGAGCAGCCTGACAGTAAGGTACTAATCAAAATGGTCATAATGTATTTATTTTGCATGATTTATCTCTTGATTACTGGTCTGAAAATTCCGGGTTATCATTTAATCATCAAACTATCGCCGTGGGTAGGGGGTTGTGTTTAAGCAAAACACCGATGACAAAATTTACGTTTCATTTTTCCTCATTACAAAAAATATTTTTGGTAAAACTAACAATAAAAAATAATAATTATGTACATTAAAATAAATGAAAATTAAAAATTTGTTCGCCTGATTACCCATCAATTCCCACAGAATAAATTAAACATATAATCTATTTTAAGATTTTATTTTATATGTCTATCGCATGCATGAATTAAACCGAGATTTCCTGCACCACAAAACCATCCTCCTCTGCATAAATCACAGCCCTTTCCTCATCCGTAGCAGAACAAGCCAAACGCAAAGTTCATTTAATAAATTATATGTTTCGTCCGGGATTTGTTATCAAGAGTAAATGTAAATCAAGCCCCATATCACTAAAATTATTACAAAAATCAAACAACTAATTGATTTTAAAATAATTATAATATAAACCAGTAAATAAGGTAAGTATTCCATCCCCATAAAAATTATTTTCTAACAAAAAACACACATCCCGAGTGACGATAATATAAATATTAATGTATTATTTCCGGCATAACACAAACAACACGAGTTTAAGATGCCGCGTCATTCGCATTACATTTTACATGATGAACTACAGGGATTTGATGTATTCAGATACACAGATATTAATTACGTTTTCTCTGGTGATGATACCCGCCGGATAACCTTCCGGTTAGTTTTTTGCAAAAATGAGTCTGACAATAATATTCTTTATAAATTATTTGGTGATGAACTAATTACCCTCACCATCAGCGTTATCAGTTTTTATAATATTGATGCTGAAAATAATAAAGAATGTGACACCATGTTTGAAAAGCCGCCCGGCGCACCGGATCTTACCGCGTCAGAGGCACTTTACCTTTATAGTACATTAGTTGACATCATTCTCCGGATAGCTGAAACTGAAGATATCCGGATATTAACTTTCCAGGCATACAGCGAAGAGTTACGTCGTGTATACGATAAACTTATAAGACGCTATGCCGCAGCCAGAAATCTGGACGCACATATAGAAGGGGCTTGTTATGTTATACGAACGGACAACTAAGAAAAACACTGAGATTGACTATGCTGCTATCAAAGCGCAGAAGAATGCAATGCTTCAGCGTTTCCTGCTGGCGAAGAAAAAAGCCGAACAATCCGGTCAGGTTGTCACTAAGCCTATCTGATTCATTTATTGAAAACAGGCTCCTTCGGGAGCCTTTTTTATGCCCGCAATGTCAGGACTGATTGTTGTATTCCCGCCTTCTACAACACCGGCAACAAGACACAGAATCACATCAATAACACCATAGAAAATCTCAATAAAGGGAATTTCTATGTCACAAAAATATCACCACGGCGTGCGTGTTATTGAGCACAATAACGGTACCCGGCCAATCCGCACAGTCAGCACGGCCGTTATCGGCATGGTCTGTACAGCAAATGATGCCGGTCTGCTGAATGAAAACGACATCCCCCCTTATCCGCGAAGATGGTTTCCGTTTCCGGGGTTCCCGCAAGAAACAAATTAAAGGCTGGACTGACAGATTGCCTAAAGTCATAAAAATGGCTGAAATCTTGCCAAACAAACCTGGAATATCTTGCCTTTATGTTGTCCATCAACAGAATGGGGGAAATATACCAGGGATGGATTTAACAGCCGTTGGCTGGTGGCCAGAGAGGCTGCCATTCAAAATTATCCCGATGTCTCATTTGATTTTACTGTCCACGATTTAAAGGCCAAAGGCATATCAGATCTGGAAGGAACGCTGCAAGAGAAACAAACAATATCCGGGCATAAAAGCATTACTCAGACAGCCAGATATGACAGAAAAGTTCAGGTTGTACCGGTCGTCGGCGGCCCAAAAAACAGAACAAAACAAGGGGATTAATAGCGAAAGTTAATAGCGAAACAGTAGCGAAGTGTGATTTTAGTCACAAAAAAAGCGACCATAAAGGTCGCTCTCTTTTAACTCTAATTCACTGAAAACTCAATGAATTTCTGTATGGTGCCCAGAGCGGGACTTGAACCCGCACAGCCTTGCGGCCGAGGGATTTTAAATTCATTGCTTATTATATCAATATCAATGAGTTAACATTGATATTCACAATAAGATGAATATACCCACCCCATATAAATCAGATAAATAAAGACAATATCACAATGATATTGTGAAGATTATCAGTCAATATCATGGTTGCGTTTCAACAAATTACCTGCCAGAAAATCCCGATACATCATCGATGCACCATTTTATAAGCAACTCCTACAATTATAATTAGTATCATTTATTTTTCTTTCTTTTACTTGAAATGGTTATTTTTAACAAAATCATACATTTTATTTTTACATATTTTTGTAAAATAACCCTCAGTAATCCATCCAATCAAAATCGCCAGAAAGTTACAAAATAAAAAACCTAAAATAAATAATAAGTATGGTGATACACCTTTGTAGTGAGTGCTTAAAAGATCCAGTATACTATAGTGAATAAGATATAATGTAAATGAATACTTAGCCATGCACTTTATAATATTGATGAACCAATTCTTTAAAGTTAAAAGATTAACCAAATCAATGGAAATCAAAATGAATAATGATAATGATAGTGCAAATGCTGTATCATATGCTTCAGATGTAACATATTCTCTTGCTACCATAAAAAATGATGCAATCAACAACACTAACCATTTATATACTTGTGATATCTTAAGTTTTTTATAACGTGGGTATAGCATAGAAATCAACATGCCAAATATCCAATATAATGTTAACGCATTTCCTCTTCCCCCGAATAAATTATATAGAGGAACAATTGAGCAAATAAATAAAAATAAGGTTATTTTGATATTGACCTTTAACCCATCGCGATAATAAAAAAACAAAATACCAAATGTCAGATAAATCCACCACTCGATAGCTATAGTCCAAAAAGGACGAGCAGAGCCAAATGATGTTATTTCATTGAACGGGGGCATCGGATAATCTTGCAGCATGAAAACATTACCAATAAATGTCTTTATGTTAAACGCTTGGTGATAAATGTAATCAACACCCGACATTTCTATACTTATAGTATCTATTATAAAAACAAAAATAATTGCAGGAATGAAAGCACAGAATATCCTTGAAAATCGGTCAATGAAATATAAAGAAAATGAATACCTACCAACATTATATTTATATGATGTACTATAAGTGATCACTATACCAGACAGTATAAAGAATATAACTACCGCTATATTTTGCATCCACGGTACATTTGGATAATGCAAAAACCTAAATATATCAAAGTAGCTTATTGCATGTCCAATCAATACTAATTGAGATGCCACCACTCTTATGAAATCGAGATAAATCGATTCATTATCTGTAAATCTTATACACTTCATGGTGGCAGCCTCAGAAAAAATCACATTATAGCTAAAAATATACAGAAAGCACAAGCATAAAACTCAAGATAATTACACCATTTTATATATGCTCTGTTTGCTTCATTCATGAAATTCTGGCCATATTATATCATCACCCAATGAAACATCTATCGAATCTAATTTGACTCTATACTCCCTCCAGTTAAGAATATTTTTTTTATTACTATTTACATTAATACCAAAGTTAATAGCATCATTGATAATATCAATTTTCATTGTTGCATATGCGAGTAAACTATCTTTTTTATCTTGTAACATTTCTCTTTCTTGTTCTTTTTTTATTATTGGCTTCAGATGTTCTCTTACCTCACTTTCTGACATTTCAAACATAGAGTTTGAAACTAAATCTTTTTTTATTTGCTCTTTACTAAAAGCATAAACTTCACCTGTCGTTTTTTCTCTGAAAAATTTCATGTAATTACCTCAATTCAGTCCATTCAAAAATATTTTCTTTACCTGATGGCGCATATACATAGTACCTTGACCCTGGTGGAACTATAGCTGTTGCTCCCTGAGATACATTAGGTCCCGCAGCAGTAAATAATGCAGCGGTTACACCATCAATAATAATTCCTACCCCTTGAGACTCACTTTCCCCTAAACGAACAAAAATAGAAATCGGCTTAGCTAAATCGTTGGTGTAATTTGTTCTGACTGCACGTTCGTTTTTAACATCTTTCCATTTTTGTCCATATCCGATACCATCCCCTTTTCCCTGATACCGTGAGTCCGAGTCATATTTAGAATAACTAAATCCTGCTTCTTGATAATCTCCTGCGGGCTGTTTTAATTCCAGATTATCAATCAACAGTGCCGTAGTCGGAACAAGTTCTCTGCTGTTAACCAGCGAGTTAGTTACCTTTGATTTATCCAGTTTGCCGTTGACCTCAGCAACCCCAGCTTTTTTACCGAGTTCTGTGGTCAGAAGATCTTGTGACGCCACTTTGCTGGTATCATTTCCCAGCTGCTGAGTGATATCGACCTTATCGATTTTTTTAAGTAGTTCCAGCTTTAAATACGGATTGGTGACGTAATCTCCATTACTGATGATCAGGTTAATCGCTGAAGTCAGTCTGGCTTTAATATCCGAAAAATCACCGGTATCAAGCAGGTCTTTCTGATCGGTATCCACAATAAACTGCGCGACTGCAGACGCGATTAATGATGCCTGCCGCCAGACTTTGTTCAGCTCTTTGGATTTGGCCACACCGCTGGTGAACCCGTTATGCCTGGCTGCCAGAGCTTCATATTCCTGATTGGAAAGCACGTTAGCCCCTTCGGCTGTACCGAAAGGTAAAAATTCATTCTTAGCCATAAGACCTCTTAAAGCGGGACCGCAAAGCCGCCGTTATCAAACCCGGCGATGTAGTCATTAGTGATATCGAAACCAAAGATCGGTGATTTTGGTACTGAGTTGATGTAATACTGATTAACACGGACACCTTCCGGTTTCACACCGAGATACCCTTGTTTTATGATTGATTTCGTCACTTCATCGATAACAGAACCGGTGATGAAAACATCCATCGTCATATCCTGGTTATCGATAAAGAAAATGCGGGTGTCTTTTCCGGGCAACAGAGAACGGTAAATTTCCATCAGTGATTCTGACGTTCCGTCCCAGTGGTTGGCCTTAATTTTGACTCTGATGATTGTCCTGTATGTTTCGTCGTCCAGTTCAGTAAATCCGCTGTCAGCATCAAATTCCCGCTTCCATACCCCCTGATCAAATCCGATATCATCCATATCCAGTGAAAAATACACACCGGTTATCGGGGTGCTGATATATCGTGATATACCTACCCATTCACCGATGACATCCAGCTGAACGCCCACGGCATCATCGAGAGAAAAGTATTTATTCAGATCCAGTGAAAGCCGGGTTATTTCTGACAGTGATTTGGTAATGAGATTGATGTGACTGACAAATTTATCTGCGGGTTGATGCTGTGACGTAATCAGACGTAAATAGTCTCTCATGTTGTCACTATCTCCACGTTATCCGTCTGACATGTGGCGAACTGGTTATATTTCATCGTGATGTTGTTTTCCGATACCCCGCCGGCGGACAAGCCGATTTCCAGACGGGAGATATAGAATGTCCCTCCTTCCGGATCTGCCTGGAGGTTTGCCGGTGAAAATAATTTTGTCCGGTAAATATCGGTTCCGATGTCCAGATTATTCAGATAGTCCGTGACGGCTTTCCGGATTTTATCCCCCACCAACGTGGTATACCCTTCAAATGCCTCAATGGTGATCCGGACAAATGCCGGTACACTTTCCGGTCGACTGAACCGGATGGGTAAAATAACCCCGTAATCATTGGTAATTTTTATCTCAACATTCCCGAATGTCCCGGTACCCGGTGTTTTTTTCAGGGCAATGACTTCCGCGATATTTTTTGCATCACCGCCATCAACAATAAGCGCTATTGAATGCGATGGTATACCGTGGGAATCTGTCTTGCCGGTGTCATTTTCAAAAGCAGCCAGACGTGCCACACCAGCTATCTGACTGACTGATCCGATGACGCCATCAAGCACCGTTCTGGACGGCAGCGCCACGGACTTACGGCGGCGGATACGCAGATCACCATCCGTTTCAACACTGCGTCCGGCTGTTGCCGTTGCTGTATTGGTGACTGACTGCCACCCGCGTGTTGGTGTGCCGATCTGGCTGACTTCGCCGGGCAGAGCAATAACAGACCCAGGCTTCAGACAAACAGCAGTTACCGTGATATTTCCGTGCGTACCAATCACAACTGAATCAGGAAGTGACCAGAAGTTACCGGCTGAATCGCGTACCATGCCATTTTTTATAACGGTACCCACCTGCCCGGTAATGATGACATCGACTGTGGAATGTGACTCCGCATTACGGGACAGCCCATTAATCGCCACGTTATTGGACAGCGCCTGACCGGCAGAGGTGGACGGACTGAGTGAGTTATACGCGGTTATCACGGCATTATTGGCATCATGAACAGCCAGGGCATAAATCGCCAGCATCTGCCCGTCTTTACTGTCCGGTTCGATATAAACATCATCGCCGTAAATCAGTCTGAACAACTTTTTCAGCCGGTTAAGTATCGCCGGATAATCCGGTGCGCTGATGCCTTTCTCTGTGATAACCGGCGCAAGCCCGACAGTTTCGATATTTAACATTATCCCTCACTTGTGATACTGGTTTCACCGTACAGAGTGTCTATGGCAGCCGTAATAGTTACCTTTCGCGTTGAGGTGTTCATATCCAGCCCAAATGCTGTAATTTTCGTGACGCCCGGGGTATTCAGGATCCGCTCTTTGACTGCCAGTGCGTAACCCTGCGCAGGATTCTTTCCCAGACCTTTCTGAGCATGTGGCGTACCTTCACGATCATCCAGAAACCATTCCCCAAGCCAGAGCTGCAACCTGCTTTTTACCGCCATAGCGACCGTTTCCGGTGTATTTTCACTGAACTGGTTCAGACCGAATGTGTAATCGCCGCTGACTTCTTTCCGGTACCGCATTAGTTCGGTCCTCCCGTGTTCCCGCCGCCGGTTTCAACACCACCGTGTGTATGTTTCATCAGACTTACACCGCCTGCAGTAACATCGTTTTTCACCGTTACCGGCCCGTTCATCGTCGCCTGTCCGCCGTCCGTACCCATTCCCTGTGACAGATTACCGTTAATCGTAACATTGCCGTTCAGGACAATTTCCGGTGAGGTGATTTCCGTACCGCCGGCCGCCGTGGCGGTCAGTTTTGCAGGCGTCACCACAGTGATGTTTTTACTGCCGGTATCAATGGCGATATGAGTACTTCCGTCATCACTGCGCAGCTGAACAGCTGAAGTACTGATGTTGCTGATTTTGGCCGCCTGTGACATCGGGCCGACCCAAGCAAAGCCGTCTGACAGATTATGCTTCCTCGGATCAACGGCCTCCTGAACACCACCGGACTGCCACCAGTAATCAATACAGCGGTCGGCAAATACAACAAAACATTCATCACCGGGCTTTACCGGGAATGTCAGTGTGGCGCCGCCGCCACGCGGGAAAATCACAGGCACATCCACCAGCAGAGGAAGCGGCACTGTTTTTTGCTCACCGTTCTCAGTCACCGTCCACTTGATCGCCGGTTGAGCTTCCACCGTCACAGCATCAGGATTAAACGACTGAACGATGCACGGCAGGCCGACAAACAGACCAGACATAATATTTTCTTTCAGCAATAAAAAAGGCGCCTCCGGGCGCCCTACTCGTTCATCATTTGAAATCATGCTTCTACCGCCATTGCCTGCAATGCAGACTGATTCAGTAACGTTTCTTCATTCCGTGCAATACAAATCAATTCCTGATACCAGGAGTTTCCACGGGTATCCCCGAAATAGCTTACATTGATTACTTTATATTCACCGTCAATATCAAGTGGTGAAGGTTGCTCTACAGATCCCTCATGACCGCCGTTCATGCCTATTTCTTTATTTGACAGGCCAGCAAGGTTAATACCGGCATTATCCAGGTGGATCAGTGTGCCGGGTTTGATATCGGGGTTAATCATGCACATCACATTAATGCCGCCGCCGATGGTCTGCTCCGGCGTACCGATAAGGCCGGAATCATAATGCAGGATGATCTCGTTGATATAGTTATCTTTCGGCACTACATCAACACTGTCACCTGTGTAACGCCAGTCAGCATTATTCTGCTTCGCAAAACAGGTCATTTCATCCCGGTGCATACCGAACAGCACCTTACCGCGCGGTGCCACTGTTTGATCATACTCACCACGCAGCCCAGCAGTCATTCCGTATTTTTCCAGATCCTTCATCAGAGCTGTATCAATATCCGGCTGAGTGTAGCCAGCGGCAACTGTCTGAGACACAATCGCTTCACTGTATGCCTGATCGCCTTCCGCTGACTGAATAACCACATAAGTGTCTGTTGTATTTTCACGACCGGCATAGGTGTATTGAATCTGCCCGGAAAAAATCTGACTGCTGTTATCTTTATAACCAGCCACAATAATAATTTGCTTAAATTCGTACTGACGCAGCCTGTTTTCTGTCTCTTTGTTCAGGTTGAACACCTTTACAATCGCTATCGCAGGATAAGCCGTATTTGGCCGGGTGATATTGAACGTGACCCGTAACTCAGACAGGTCTATACCGTCGCCGTTTTCATCCGCAACAATAATCTGACACTCACGGATCCAATTTTTAGACATGGACACCTCGTTTTCTTGCAATAAAAAAGCCGCTCAGGGCCGCAGGTTGCACATAACGCTGTTCAGTCTGCACGAAAATAAAGCCTGTTTTTCCGGCCCAATTCTCTGAAGGATAATTCCCCGGCCGTTTCATCACAGACAAAAATCAGTGATCCGTTAAACCCCATATACCGGTAAGGCTCCAGGATATCCGTCCCGCTCACCAGTGGCACACCAGTAAAGATTTCTGTGCCCGCCTGATCCATCATATCCGCAACCCATCCGCAAAACTGACGATGTACCAGGCTGATGCGGTAATTTCTGCCATCAAGACGAATACTAAACTGCTGATTTTGTGAAGATAATGGTATTTCTATAATTTCAGCCATTTTTATTTTCCCATAGGATTAAAAAATGCCGACAACGATCCGAACAGATCCTCACCCCGGCTCAAAAAACTTTCTCTTACCGGTTTAGGCGTTACTGTACCGCGCTCCTCTGTTCCCCCCGTGGCTTCCGGAACCGCCTGATTTTCCACTGGGGCAACTGCCGTTTTTTTCGTCTCAACGATAATCACCTGTCTCAATGTCAGTACCACCATCAGTACATTTTCACTGGTGTTATCGGTCGTGACTTCGATGGCACGGATCAGCATATTTTTGTAATTCCGCTTACCGGTAATGACATCAAACGGCTTTTTACTGGCTTTTAAATCCAGCAGTTGCTGATATATCTCGCGGGGGCTGCTGCCAAGCTTCAGCCCCGTTGAGATATCGAACATACTGGACGTATCGAACCCGTCGATCAGTGATCCGCCACCAGCAAAGCCGATTTCCATTGTCACTTCTGATGGCCGGTCAAAAGTATGATCACTGACTGTAAATCCCTCACCGCCCGGAACCTGCACCGGATGCTCAGTAATCTCTGAGCTGTCTGAGTGTTTTTCCGAGATAACCACGCTGGGGACGATCATCTCAATCTTCCGGGTATTCTGGGAAAACAGGGTTGATAAAATATCCATCTGTCACACCTTCGACTCTAAATTTCGGACCAGTATCTGGTTATTACGACTGACGGCATCTCCTGAGAGACCAGCGGCCTCCTGCGGGTCTGAAACACCGGTAACGTTGATATTGTTTACCTGATTAATAGACACGCTTTTGGTGTCGCTCCAGTCATTTCGGAGTAACTGCTGTGGCATGAATGACGTTTTTTTCTTCATGTCATTAAACCCGGTCACAACGGTTTCCATCATTCCGCCATTAGCGGGCATACCTCCGCCGCGATTACCGGCGATGGTTGGATCCGGCGCACCGGTGATGGCCGCTGTCACCAGCTCTTTCGGGTAAGGGAACTGCCCGTTGTTTTCGACAATTGACATCGCGCGGATAAGCGCATACATCACCTCAGTATCATTGAGATCAAGTTTATCGTTGATACCGACACCCATTTCATCAGAGACACGTTTGGCGTACGCAGCAGGATCATTTTTGCCGTGGTTTTTTGGCGCCCACAGACTGACAATTTCACTGATAGTCTGAAGTTTTTTTCTGCCGGCCGCATCCGAAGTGCCGTTAAAATACATCATCAGCTGCCGGACATTACCCTGCAGTCCCTCATAGGCCGAGTTATACACCGCAAATGCGCCCCCGGATTCTTTCCGGGCACCGCGCTGTTTTGCGAAGTTCATATTGAGCGGGTTGTTATTCTTCACGCCGCGTGCTGCACCATCCAGCGTGGAGTAATCCGCCCCGCCTGTTGACCCGAACCCCAGCTTTTGAAGCGCCGTATCCACGGTGCCGTTACGCATAAAGGTGCCAATCTGGCTGGCAAACGGGACAGGGATAATACCCCCCGCCTGTTGCAGCACGATTCCGGCTTTAGTGGTCAGGCTGTCAGTCGCCTGGTATTCCTCAACCGCTTTTTTCAGCCTGCCGATATTCCCGACCAGCTCACCTGTCATTTCACCCATCTTGCCGAAGTCCATCTGATCCAGCAGCTTCTGATGGTAAATCAGTAACGCCCCCATTCCGGCAATAATCAGGCCCGGCCATCCGGCTAATAACGCCAGTGACGCGCCAACACGGGTGACGGTACCCAGAATACTGAACAGCCATTTGCCGCCCAGAAACAACGCAAATCCCCAGAATACCGTTTCCCACCCGCCGACTGACGTGATGATCTCCTGAATGTACCCCCAGACCTCTTTGAACGTTTCTTTGACTGACTCAATCGTGCCGGTCCACTGAGACCAGTCTATGGCCGATTTTCCGCCCTCTTTCCACGTTTCATAGTCATCCCAGAGCAGAAACAGCGCGGTCAGTGCGGCGATCATCAGTCCTACAGGTGATGTCAGAAAACCTTTATTGAGCGCCCACCATGCCACCAGCACCAGACCAAATGTCTTAATCATGCCTTTGGTGCTTTCATCCAGCCGCTCCCACCAGCCCATCAGATCACGGATGCCTCTCACTGACCGGTACACGAAGTGCTCCAGGATATCGGACAGTTTCAGTATGGCGCCGGTCACTTTCAGGATAAATTTTTCTATCAGCGGGAAGTTCTGAATAAACAGCTTTGTAAAACGCTCAATGCCCGGCGTCAGTACCCGCGCCAGTTCGGCACCGATTTTATCCTTACCGATCCCCATCGCTGCTTTCATCTTTGAGAACTGCGTCATAAACGCATTTCCCTGTTTTGCAGCTGCGTCAGGGTTAAAGCCCATGGCTTTCATCATCAGGGCGTATTCTGATGAATAACCATGAATGCCGCGGCGCATAGCCATCAGGGTGTTTTCATCGATACCCAGCATACCGGCATACTGATTGGCCCGGTACATCGGCATTTTTGCCAGCTTGTCACCCAGCAGGGCAACCAGTGACGCGGTATCCCGCAGCCTGCCGTTAGCGTCCCGCGTCTGGATACCCATGTTGCGCAGGAATCCCTCGCCGCCCGGATTATTGCGCAGGAAAGAGGCCAGCCGCTCTACTGACTGGCTGAACCCGTTAACATCACCACCAGCCTGTTTGACCGCATATCCCAGAGAACGGATGTTATTTGCGGTCGCACCGGTACGCTGAGACTGCCAGTACAGTTTATCCAGCCCGTCAGATATCTTTGCCGTGAATCCCACAATGGTCAGTGCAGCGGCCTCGATTGCGGCACCGGCTTTCATTGCTTTCGATGTGACATCCCCGAGAACCGAGGAAAACTTTTTCGCCCCGGACTCATCAACATCAAAACCGAGGGAGACCAGGAAGTCCCTGAGTGTTTCAGCGCTGCTCATGTTTGTACCTTTCTATTGTTGCCTCGTTTTCCGCTTCAACGTCGAGGAAGTCATTCATCAGTGCAATATCCGCGAGCGATACTGTGCCATCGAGCAGCGATTCATACCGGCACATTCCCCGGCCGACCGGACGCAGCAGATAATACCGTCCGCCGGGGAGTGTCTCCAGCTCAATGCTGCTTGTCAGGCTTGCGCGTCGTTCTCTGGTGGTGCGGGAAAAAAACTGCCGAGGGAGTCCTTAATCACGTATCCGACAATCTGTAACAACTCAATGCCGTTGATATCGTCATACATCAGGACGCCGCCTGAATAGATTTTTGACCACTGGTTGCCGGTCTGGCGCGTCACCACATCCAGACAGATGTCATTGATTTCTTTCCGTGATTTTTTATCCAGTGTTCTGACTGCCGTTGTCAGTGCGGGAAGGATAACCGGCAGAGAATCCATGAGTTTTGCCTTACGGATTTCAGCAATTTCATCATCACCGGCATTGTCCTTATCACCGTCGGCGGAGGCCGGTAAAATATCTTTCAGCAGGGGAGCTACCGCACTGAATGCAGGAACCAGCGCGAACGCCAGATCCTGCTGCTGAAATGCATCCAGTTTCCCGGATCGGTAAATATTGCCGTTAATCATAAATTCCATCAGAACGTCCCCAGCAGAGTGTCAGTTTTACCGCAGTCAAAGACCCACGATACGGTGTTACCGGTTTTGGCATTCTGCCAGTCAGGGATGCGCTTAAATGCGACTGAGCGACAGACGGTGACATCATTGCTGACCTTATTGCGGATAGTAATGATGTTATTTCCCCAGGTGGCCGAGGAAGCCGACTGCAGGTTATACATCATGCTGAGTTTGGCATTGACCGGACTGGTTTTCAGTAACACGACCGTGACCGTGCCGCCCTTTCCGGCATGAAGTGAATGCATAACCTCACCGTCAGCCCCCACTGTCATGGTGTTTTTATCTTCCACCATGGAAACGGTGATCCCCTCTTCGGAAACCCCGGCACCATAGCCAAGTTCAAACAGGCCGCCCACCCCGGTGATAGAGGCGGATACATCAATAAAAGAATATGTAGACATGATTCACCTTACCGGTTCACGTTAATGATAATGTCGCTGTAGTGGATTGCGCCGGCGAGCTTGATGGCACACTGAATAACCGGCGCCTTACGGGCTTCACGGTCTGACTGTGCCTGTGTTGACACCGGCGGTGCATAAACATAACTGCCTTTTGTCAGCATATCGCCGGTATTCAGCGCCCCGAACGGGTCTCCGCCCCAGATGCCCGGCGCAACAAGTCCGTTAGTCACCGCCTGATCAAGTGACTGCTCAACATTGGTCAGCAGAGAGGTTACCCCTTCGTCGGTCTGCGGAATTTTGGTTGTGCGGGTATACAGCAGATTGTACAGATTGTTCTGCACGTAGTTCTGCAGCCAGTCCAGCCCGTGGCGTTCATCAATGAAATCACCGTTGGACATCACCCCCTGCTGGATAATGGCCGTGTCATTCTGGTACTTCACGAACACGTTGCCGTTTTTGGCGTCAATAGCGGCGGCCTGCGATACGCGCAGAGTTTCCGCTGTGACGGTCGGCTCCTGCTTAAATTTCAGGGTGATCGTGGTGTTACTGCCGTTAAAATTGACGGTAAACATACGTCCGAAAAGTGAGGCGGCCACGTACTTTTTACCGGAGGTGTACTGCCAGAAGGTGCGGGAATAATTCCCGGCTTTCAGTTTTGAGCCGATATCAGTATCAATATCCGCATCCAGCACCGTGGTGTTCATTACTGTGTGGCCGTAAATGCGTGACAACGGATCGGACTCAATCAGGTCAGCAACAGCCAGCACATCATCATCACTCAGACTGTCATCGGCGATAATCAGACCGTACCAGCCGCCGGAAATATCCGACATTACTGCCACAGCTTCCTGTACAGTTTCTGCCGCCTGTGGTGCCACGATCAGACCACCGGCATGTTCATCCAGCTTCATCAGGCTGCCGAGGTATGAGCCATCCGTACCCGCTGACGGATAACCCATCTCACCGGCTTTAGTCAGCGTGACGGTGAAGCGCTCACCGGTCCATACCACCTGTGCGTCTGTCAGCTTTTCAGATACCCGTTCAGCCACGCCGTTCAGGTTGGTTTCGGCGGTCAGATCCACACCGCTGACTTTGGCTACCTTACCGGCGATGCTGATATCAAAAGAGCCGTCAGCAATCGTGTTAAAATTCGCGATTACCTGTTCTGCTTTGGTCAGAACGGAGCCGCGCAGCATGGCCATTGTGGCCGTTTTATTCCATTTACCCACGAAACAGTCCACCGGGCGCGGCGACTGAGAGTAATAAAGCTGTGCGGCTTTGTATTCCGGCGAATCAATGCCGAAGTCAGCCAGAATTTCATCGGGTGATTTGTACTGGCGGATGCGCTCGTGTGCATCAATCACATTACCCGCCCCGAGGATCAGCAGGGACCCGAAGTTGCGGGACTGAGCAGCACGCGCAGCCATATTCACCGTCACATTGACGATGTTAGAAACAGGTAATCCCTGCATAGATTATTCTCCGAAAAAAGTTACAGAGGCGTCAGTAAACGTTTTGATGCCGTACTCACGCACGACCTTACGGCGCAGTGTTACGGTGATGTCGTAGCGTCTCACCCACTGATTATTGATAAACTCCGGTGCCGGACGGATCCGGCTGTGTTCAGTGAATGTCAGCCCGGCGCGTGACAGTTCGTCATTGTTCTGGCTGACCATCATTCCGTCACGGAACTGAGTGGCAAATCGCTGGCCGTTGCGGCCATAAAAACAGCACAGGATTTCAATTCTCTCATGCGTCCATTGCTCATGGTGCTGATCACCGGACTGAACCTGTGCCGGGCTGTGTTCATCCTGAAAATCAGTGATCCCGAACCCGCACCAATCAGTACCAGCCTCCGGAATTTTGGGTTGCGTTTCAGTAAAACGTGGCAATACCATTTTCGGCGGCAGCCCGGACACGGACCGTATCCACCGGCTGATCTGCCGTTCCAGTTCCTCGTCATAATCAGCAGGTGGCCCGGCGGGAGTCAGATACCCCGGATAGCGGCTGTCATTACTCAACGGGCTGTCCTCCGTTAAAATCCACCAGCTCACAGTGAGCCTGGACGAACCCGGCACCATAGGCCGTGTACGGGTCAACAAAGGTGACGCGGTACCGCCGCCCCTGATAGGTCACCACATCCGCGTCGTAATCTTCATTGCCCTGAGTAAGCCGGAAACGTGTCACGATGAGGATAGCACCGCCGATGGTCTGCCCCGCCTCCATTCGCCGGGCTTCCAGTGAGCGGTCAACGGTAACGACACCGGAAAACGGGATATCTTCCGCCGGTATATTTGTGCTGAATCCGTCATCGTCCCTGCCCTGCCTGTTCCGGCGGCACACCAGGGTAGTATCAACAAAATCCGGATCTGACAAAATGTCACTGACATCAAGAAAAGGCATTATTCCCCCTTATTCCTCACCACGTAGGTGATTGAACGCAACAGGCTTCCTGTGTCGTACAACGGTTTAATGTCCTTGCCATTACTGCGCCGGACAGCCTCAGCCTTATCAGACAGTGGTTCCAGCCGGTCACCGTCACCTATAACCTTTTTCGCGCCGTTGGATGCCGCCATACCGGCCCGTTCCATTTCACGCCCTGCCGCCTCAAACTGCCCCGACAGTGCAAAGTCAGCAGCCGCTTTCAGATGGTCAGTGGTGACGTCCTGCGTGTCTTCGATCCCCATGTCGAGAAACGGACGGGGCGGAAGCGTAACCTCCGCTCCGTCAATGATGACCGTTCCACCGGTGGAATGGATATATCCAAGTTCCGCGTTATTCAGGTGCTCTCCGTCATCACGCTGCGCTTTATCCGACGGAATCCCCACCAGCACATCCAGCCCGGAAAGCCGCTTCAGAGCCTTGCTGAGTGCAGGCAGGTTATCCCGCGTGACCTTTACGCCGCTCATAACAATTGTCTCCCGCCTGCACCAAACATCGACCACCACCAGTAAAATTCCCGGCCGTACCCGGTGTTGTTCCAGAATCCGGCATCGGGATTCACAATCCCGGAGGTGTCATAAGATGCGGAGACTTTATCAACCGACTTTGACGACAACACCCCACCGCCCGACGTATTCACCGCGCCGCTGACGGCAGCACCGGCAAGTACTTTACCGCGCAACTCAACATAGTGGGCCGTGAACAACTCAGACAGATAGATAAACTGATCGCCGTGCTTATCCTGGTCTAATGCCGTGTCGGCAAGACCGAGATAAAAACTGATGGTCGAATCGGGGTAACGGGTGGTATCAGAAAATTCAGGAAAGTCAGCGCGGAATTTCTCAGTTGTCGGAAGAAGACTGTTTTTTGCCATCACCAGCCCCCTGTTTTTTATCCTGTTTTGCCAGTGCCGCTTTCAGCTCAGTCAGTTCGGTATTCAGACCGTCGATCACACCGTCTTTCTCTGCCAGTGCCGCTTTCAGCTCAGTCAGTTCCGTTTCCAGTGTGATAACTTTTGCCGACATATCCCGGCTGTCTTTTTCTTTCTGGATATCGGCCTCATCCAGCGGACGGACATAGGACGGGAACGCCCAGTGTTCAGTTACCTGCACCGGAAAATCCGTGCTGTCATGAATGCCGGACGTCAGTTCAAAACGGGTGCCGTCAGGCAGGCTGAGTGTCGCGCCCTGTGAAACAATGTATTTCATGGTATTGCTCCGTGGTAAACCCTGCCACTCAGGCAGCAGGGATATCCAGATAAGAAATGGTGTTGGAATACGGTGTTTCCACCTGACCCAGCTTGCCGTAATACACGGTCAGTTGCTGCATGCCGCGATATTCCAGCGGAGTATTCAGCAGAGGTACCATCGGGAAGCGGACGTATTTTTCATCCTGGGTATAGGCAACGATACGATGCGCACCACCAGCCCCGCGTTTTGACGCGAATTTCATGGAAACAATTTCCAGCGGTTCACCGTTTTCCTGGAATGCAATGGTGTTAATTTTCACGTATTCCAGAACAGAGATATTACCGGCAGAAGAGACTTTCTTACTTGCCAGCAGGCCGAACAGTTCCGGTGCCAGACCGATTTTACCGGGACATACTGCGTAACCGGAACGAACCCAGCCGTCGCTCAGCACCATGTTAATATCCTGCACAATAACATCCGGATCCGTTGTTGCAGTCCAGGCTGCCGCCGCTGCAACCGGGATAACGTCAGGAAGATTAAGCAGTCCCGGGACACCCAGCTCTTTATCGCCGATATAAACCTGCTCGTCAGTATCCATATTCCACTTGAGGCGCATCCCCTCATATTTCTGGGTATCAATCGGACGGCCGACTTTTTGTGCGGATGCCAGTTCCAGTACCGTCCAGCCGACTTCCTGCGCCCAGGGTGTCAGGTTGTTTCGGGTCGGGTCGATATTCAGCTCAATGCCGGCAATGGCGGTGCCCTTTTTCCCCATCCAGTTTTTACCGTTCGGGTTCGGACCGCCGACACTGGCGAAATCGGTGTTGGTGAACGATGACACTTCATCAGCAATAGAGATATCACTGCGCAGCGGCATATCCCGTGTCCATTTGATGGACGTCAGCGGCATGTTCAGTGTCTGATCCATGCGCTCCAGTTCACCGATCAGGAATGCGCCGGATGAATCAATGGTTGCTTTATCAATGGTAAACATTCAGGTTTCCTCAGATGTTGTAAGCGATTTCAATACGACCGTCAGCTTCACCCGGACCGGTAACTTCAGCACCGGGTAACTGAGGAGTGTTTTCAGCAGTTGTATCCGCAGTCAGCACGAATGAGCCGACAGGGCTTTTTTCTGTGCCACCAGCCACGCGGACATAGACCGGGGCACCTTTTTTCGCGGTCACTGCATTTCCGCCGGTAACAGCGACGCAGATATAACCGCGTTTCAGGTTGTCAGCCACCTGATTAGCCTCAACCCCGAGATGGGCCAGATCATTGAGAGAGGTGATCGGATACGGGCGTACCAGAATGCCTTTCACCTGTTCAATGGTGTCCCCGTCCTCCAGCGGCACAAACTTATCCGCCAGATACTTACCCGGCAGGCCGTAACCGGTGAAAGGTTTTTTATTGTCGAGCGTCACCGCCTCAACGGTGGATTCGCGGGGACGGGTAATGCCCCCGGTGATGCCCATCGGCATCCGGGTTAAATATGCTGTTCCTGCCATGTGATAGTTACCTTATTTACGGTTTTTCCAGTGATCGGCGTACATCTTGTTCAGTTCTGCCGGTGACATGCCTTTGGTACTGCGCGAGCTGTCTGTGGTTGATACGCCGCGATTCTGCGGAGTGATATGGTTCCGGGCTGCGTTCAGCGCCACTGCCGCGTTAAATACCGCGTCAACGGTCGCCTTTGGTGCCTTGCCGAAGTCACTGACACCAAAGGCTGACAGGCTGTCGCCGGTGCGCATAGCGTGAGCCAGTACCTGACGCTTCAGACCTTTGTCACCGGTTGGTTTAAAGCCGGGACAGATAATTTCCGCATCAGAGATAATGCGCTGCCGGTATGCGGCATCACCGGCCACCTTTTTATCTTCCTCAGCATCTTCATCCCCGGTTTGAGTACCGTTATCCAGCTCAGAATCTGCGGTCTTACCTTCCAACTTATCCAGTCGGGCAATAAGTACCTTAGCCCACTCCGGCACACCATCATCGCCGGTCGGTGTTTCCTGCTCTTTTTCGTCACCGGTGGTTGTCCGGTTCTCCGCAGGCAGTGCTGTCGCCTGTGCCGGTACGTTAATATTGATGGTATGCCCGGGAACTGAACTCAGCCCGTCAGACGGCATCTCAGGTGCTTCATCAATGAGCTGCTGTACAGCGGCCTCATCTTTGGTTCTGATTGCATTACGCAACTTGTCGAGCCATGACATAGCAGGCTTCTCCTTTCTTTTGGTGATTGGGGCAGAATCCCCGATAGAACAACGGCCACCGGCCCGGCCCTTTTCGATACCGACCGCCAGATGGTTTCCCGTGATTTGGTATTGCTTCCCCTTACCGGGGGAAATTTGTTCGTAGAGCGCGTCATAGCCGCAACTGACCTCCGTCAGTCCCCGGTTAATCGCATCAATTGCCTCCTGCCGCTTCACCAGCACATCGGCGATAAGCAGGTCTGACTGCTCTCCGGTGCCACGCCTGACGTTCTGTATGTGCCCGTGAGCCAGTTGTGCATAGTTCGACGGATTGACGAAGACAATGTTTCCGGCGTCATCTTCCGGGTGCCCCAGCGTGACCGCCGCTCCTTCGAAACTCGCTATCGTTTCTTCGGAGAAGACTTCTTCCTCAGTGCGGTACACGATGACCGTTCCTGACGGCCCGGCCTCCAGATCAATTTCTTCCGGCCAGTATTCCTGCATGCCCGTCCGCGCAATGGGTACGTTTTTACACAGCAGTGAGCCGTCCGGAAGCTGATAGCGGGTTTCCCCCAGCCGGGTAGTAAAAAAGTATTTCATGTGATACCTGCTGAATTGCGGGCAATAAAAAAGGCCGCTTATGCGACCTGTTTTATTAACGTTTTAATCTTTCACTTAATGATTTGGCATCCTCTAATTCTCTTTTTGCCATTTTTAATTCTTCTCTTGCATATTTGACAGTCCTTTGGTCTTTATCCGGATTATTACCTCGTCCCCCCCATTCAGGATCACTGACTTTGACATATCTCGCTTTAGCTATCTCTAGCCGATGTTCGGCAGATTTTACGTCAGATGCTGAATCTAGCCATTTGCGGTAATATTCATCTGCCTTGACCGGATCCCGCAGAAAAATTATGACATCATCTTTTTTTGTATTACGGTCAGGCTGACTGTAAGGACACCAAATATCTTTATCTTCAGGCCTGAAATACCAAAAGTGAACCCATTTACCGTCGAAATTAAAAAGATCGTGAGTATAAATAAATCCGTTCAGGTGATGTTCTTTTTGTGCCTTCATATACCCTCCTTCAGTAAAATCAAAGGGTAATTATAGGTTACTTTCTTGCGTTTGGGACGTGTACATCCTGCCAGCATTGGCAATTAGGGAGGCATCCGGCATGCCCTGTTAATCCGTCCAGTGTCGGTGGGCTGTGCCAATACACGAATTTATCCCGCATCTTTTTGTGTGATGGCCGGGTTCCGGATCCTTCAATGCGCCACCAGTATCCTTCCGAACCGATGGATAATGCTCGTGCCTGAGTCAGCGCACCGGTAGCCCGTCCTATTTCAGTCCGCGCTATCATCCTCGCCCGGCCTGCCGCCACATTTCCTGATTCCATAATCATCTGATACAGCGTATCAGGACGCTCACCACTGATAACTGCCTGCATGGTCCTGTCCTGAATCTCTCTGATTCGCTCCGCAGCCTCCAGTGGCAAGGACTTCATCAGTTCAATCTGCCGGTACATGATATTCTGTGCTACGTGCCCCACCGGAGTGTTCCCGATAGCATCCCGCAGCCCTTCGGATATTTTCTCAGAGACTGATTTCCACTGATTCCACTCTTCATGTTCCACCTGCTGGAACATTTTATTGGCCACCAGCGCAGACCAGTCATTCAGCGCACCGGAGTAATCCGTCAGCATCCGGATCACCGATTCTGAGCTGGCCTCAGAACCATCGTAAGAGCCAGTGACGATTTCGTTTACCTGGGAGGCTATCGCCGACAGGCTTTTCTGATACTGAATTTCCGATCGACGGCGCAGGGCCGGTCTCAAATTCATCCGTCTCCCACTCAGTCTTCGCATCCTCAATATCCTTGTCTGTTATCGACCCGCCGATCCCTATCACATCAGACAGGTTGCGCAGGTCATTCATGGCGGCATGAACCGGCATAATCCCGCGCTCCACCAAAGTGGACAGCGCACTGGCGGTGTTGTTTGCCATCGTTGACCGGTCCGTATCTGACATTTCCCACAGCTTGTTAAATACGAATGTGAAGTCATCAGGCAGCGGCTTACCGAACAACGAGCGCCAGGAGATATCCATCAGCCGCCGGATATGGCGCCGCAGTTTACGCTCCTGTGACGAGTTAACCCGGCTGTAATAGTTCTCCAGATCCCCATCACCGGTACTGAATCCGGACGGCGACTGACCAAACAGGCGCACCAGCGGTATACCGGTCGCACCGGATACCTGCTCAGCGAAGCGGAGAATGACATCAGCAATACCGGCGAACGAATAGCTGTGAGTGGCAAACTCATCCTTAGAATCCATGATGGTCATCCCTTCGATGGTCTGGAATTCTCGGATCATATCCAGGTGCTTAAACAGCGCCTTTTCGACATCTCCGCCCTTTGCCAGTATCTCTCTCAGTTTTTCAATGCTATAGGTACGCAGGTGCGCTTTGTGAATCAGTTGCGATGTGCCTACTGTAGCAGTATCGAATGCCTGAATACGTTCGAAAATACGCTCCACAACAGACATTCCCCAGCCGTTCTCCGTCAGTGACTGCTGATACGGCAGGCTATCACCGTCCATCCTGATCAACCGGGAATGGTGGATATTCCATTTTTCAAGCCCGTGCTGACTGGTAATAACCTTGTAATACTTCGGCTTTCCGTAATCAGGCCCGTACTCTTTCACCGGGGAACTGTAGCCTGGTTCAAGCTGCCAGCGGTCGAGTGCGATAACGCCTTTAAACTGACCTTCTTTGATGGTTTCAATGTTCAGCGGAGTAGAAAAATCCTGACCGTCAATCATGATGACCAGCACAGCCCCGCCATAGAGCCGCGACCACTTGATAACATCATTCAGCCCGTCCCAGATTGCTGCTTCATCCCAGAAGTCCTCCAACCTGCCTTTGTAGCCCGGCGGGAGCTTGGAACTGATGCTGACGCCTTTACGGGTCATGTCATCAGCAATGGCATCTACCGCAGCCCCCACCAGAAACGATGACCGGTAGGCAAATTCCAGTGTGACTCTGTCACGGGTTATATAACCGGGGACATACACACCGCCGGACTGAATATTAGGTGTTGCCGTGCCAATCTTTGCCTTGAGGTTGTTATACCCGTCACCAGTCTTAACGGGCTGTTTTGCGCCGTTACGGCGGTTTTTACGGGACATTTAAGCCTCACTGTTAATCCTGACCCAGCGCCCCCCAGGTATCCATTTCCGATTCCATCGGGGCGTAATTAATCATCACCGCATCCGCAAGGTTGGGTGACTTCATGCCGTCAGGCTGTTTATCAATAACGATTTTACCGACCGTGTTCTTTGACCAGGTAGGCTGTGACAACTCCACCACCAGTTTGTCTTTGTTACTGATGGCGCTGCTGATAGAAATGATTTCGTCGGGATCGTAATCCATCCCGTTGAGCGCCCGGTGTGTGTTGCGGAATAACTTCCGCAGATGCCACCAGCCCTGTGCTTTAGAGTTAGCGAAGAAGTCCTTGTTCAGACGGGCTTTGCGCATATCATCACCGGGCACGGCTTCTGCCTCTGGGTCAAATACGCCGCCACTGCCCCGGAACGGGGTTGTATCAATACGGTCAACCTGTTCCGCTTCCCGCAGTTCGTTTATCGCTTTGGCATCACCACGGACACCCGCCCCCAGCCCGTCCTCATCAAACCGGAAGGACGTCAGGCTGTTATCATCGCAGTAACCGAATACTTTCACGACCGAGCTGTAAATATCACTGCCCTTGCCGCTCCATTCTTCAATGCCCTGCAACAGGAAACCGTAGCGCCAGGAGAAGGCGTTTTTGTCCTTACCTTCATCTGCAACGTCCATCGCACCCTGCCGCGCGCCGGTCGGCTCGATGCCCAACTTAATGTGCGCGTCAATCGCTGATTGGACCCACTCGGCAGGAATCAACACACCTTCAGCAGACGCCTGATAGTTCAGATCCAGTTCCTGAGCGACGATAACGGGGTTATCTATCTTCTCGCACTCTTTCTGATACCAGGAATCATCTTTGCGTGGGTCACTGCGCCAGTGAAAAGTAAACACCGGTATGCGACCACTGTGACGTTTTTGTGCAAACGGATTGGCCATGCCGTTAACGGATGACAGGTCGATACGGCAACGGGTTGTCTGTGACAGTGCGGCGTCAATCAGCAGAGGACGCTGCAGGAACGCAGCCTCATCCACAAAATAGAGTGTGGTACGGTCACCACGACCGATGTTATCACCGGCCTCACCCTTGATGATTGCGCCGGTACCGGGAAACTCAACACGCATATACGGAGCATGTTTCTTTTCTTCCCACCCGCCGCGAAACTCAGCAGGCAACATTTCCACAAATTTACGGGCTTTCCAGAACAGCGCTTTCGGGTCACCGGTACTGTCCACGTATTCTTCTTTGCGGGAACCGAAGCCGATCACCATTTCCTGATTGAACAAACAGAGAGAACAGGCCATTCCGATAGACGTCCAGCTCAGCCCCATTTCACGGCTCTTTTCGGTTATGCCGTTCTCGCGGCTATCGCGGCGGTCCATAATCCAGTGTATCCACTCTTCCTGTTTCGGGAAGAGCAGAAAGGGGATCGTCACCGGCAGCCCGTAATCGATATTGCGGGGGTCTGTTGTCATTCCCCAATCGATGATGAACTGCGCTGGATTGTCTTTGTAAAACGCCCTGAGTGCTGGTAACACTTCCGGATTCTGACGGATGCGCATAAGCCGCTCCATGCGCCATTCAAACACCGCGCTGTAATCCGGATTTTTGAAGTCAAACGGGAATGGGATCGGCATGATGTGATAATATTCCATTATGTACAATCAAAGTTCAGCAGTTAACTGAATAAACCAGAGGATAAATTATGTCTGCACAAGTGCTTGATCGATTAATTGAATTAACCCGCAACACTGACGATGAAGTTAAAGCTGCTGCTGCATATGCTTTAGGTGAGACTGGCGGCCGAACATCAGACACAATAGTAAATCGCTTAATTGATATGACAAAAAGTACCAGTCCTGTAGTAAAAATTGCGGCAACAAAAGCCTTAGGTAGACTTTTCCGCCCACAAACTAATAAATAAGTAAATTTTAATAAGTTACGTCACATTTAACATAATGACTGTTATCCGCCCTGGCGAAAACGGACTCACCCGGATAAGGCAGTTAACAGGTCATTTGTTCGAATGTTCGTGCGGAAACAGATAAAATCAGAGTGAATAAACCGTGCATAAAACAGGGGTAATTTTGCATAGCCTTTTTTCTCAGTGAAGCGGCTATTTCCGACAATTTACCCCATCATTTTTTTATACAGATCTGCGGCTTCCTGTGATGACAGGTTTGCCACTTCCGCTTTGATAGGTTCACCGTCTTTTCCGGTAAGCTCCGTCCGGTTTCTAACCATCCCCAAATGCTGCGCAACCATTTTCAGCGCGTCATCCTGATTGCGAGTGATAACTTCGGTACCAAACTTACCCTCTTTTATCCCGGCAAATAACCGGCGGCTTGCGCCCCTTAAATCCCGTGTATCGTGGAAATGAGGACGACCAATACCGGCACCATTGCAGCGGGGGCAATCAGGATTCGGGTCAAGCGTACTGTCGTAACCATAACCGCCCCTGTCGTTCGGTTCCTTCTGCTTCTTTGCGACCGCTTCACTGACAGCGTCCTCAAACTCTATTGAGTCCCGCCACTGATAGTTAAAACCAAAGCCCCAGCAGTGGCGGCAACATAACCGGCGGTATTCTGTCAACTCTGTCGGGTCTGCAGTGGCAATGTCCCACCACATTTTTAATACTGCGTCCTGGGTGATTTCGGCTCTGCGTTCCCGCGCTGATAATGCGTCAGTTATTGCCCGATTGACCTTAACATTTCTAAACATCCTACTTGCACTTGCATATGCAGAATTACCTTCACATTTACCCCCGGCCCGTTTATATGCGGCTGTTCTGTTCAGGTCGATAAGATACTCAGTGACGAAACGTGCCTGCATATCGTTGAGCCCGTAATTGCGCAGGCTGAACTCACTTTCATCATTCTGCGCATTGTCAGGTTTGTTACTCTGCGCATCCGGTATATCACTATTGCGCACCGGTTCATTTGCGCATTCTTTTTTCTGCGCAGTGCGCACTTTCTTTTGCGCAGTTTTTTGCACACTCTGCGCAGTTGGCTTTTTGATGTACCTACGCGCTGTTGCGTAATTCAGTCCCTGTATCTCACACCATTCTTTCGGGGATATTCCCGTTACTGAATGCTCGGCGAGGAACTGTTGCTGTAACACCCCCCAATCCGGTTTCATGGTGCTTTCTCCTTAACCAATTAAAAAGCCCACTCAGTGAGCAGGCTTTGTGATGGGTTATTACTTTCGTCTGTTTCTCTCAGTATCCGCTTTCCGGATATCCATTAACTGCCCGTTCGCCTTATCCAGTGCCATCAGCAGCGGCTCTATCCACTCAACCACCTGGCAGTATGTCAGTCGGCGGGTGGCAGCGGTGCCAGTACCGGTTGTGTCAGTGATGCCGGGAGCGGAACGCATTGCTGATTCACGGATGGAGTAGACGTGGCTGAGCAACCCGTCAGAAACAGGCTGAGGGATATACAAATTGCAGGTAGCCTCTTTCCGGATAATGGTACGGTATTCAATCTGCTTCTCCTGTGATTTGGCTTCCGCCTGAACATTCCGGTTGGCGTTTGCGGTTGCCACGCGTTCGAAAATATCGATGCTGGTGTGGGCGTTATCAATCACTTTTTGCTGGTCAGTGATAACCTTATCTTTATGTTGGCTTTCCGTTTGTTCGGCTGACAGCATGCTGAACATCCACAGACCGAAAAACACAACAGCCCACACCCACCCGTTAAGTAATATCGTGATTGCCTTTTTCATGGCGCTTCACACTCATAATGAATCACACCGTCCAGTGGATTGCCCGGCAGCGGCTTACAGTGAGTCTCGAGCGAATACAGGTAACAGCCTGCCAACAGACTGACCGTCAGCAGAATGATAGCAATGATGATCAAAGTTAAAGGGTTCCGTGGCATATCGCTTTCTCCGTTTCGCGCCGGTTAATCAGCCCCTGCCACTGTTTACCACCAGCAAACGTCCAGCGCTTCATTTCGTCACATGCACCCGCGATGTCACCGGTATTGAGTTTACGCAGCATCGTAGAACGCGAGAACGCACCGAGCCCTACGTTGTAAACGAAGGAATAGATGGCCGCACGGGTGTTGTCATCAATCGACACTTTGATCATCGGGTCAACCGCGCGCCGGACTTTCGTTAGGTCGTCATGTAGCAGCGCCTTGCACTCTGCGTCCGTGTACAACTTACCGGGCTGAATATCACTGCCGGTATGGCCATAACATACGGTGAGCACTCCGGCCACATCACGGTAAGGTTTGTACTCAACGCCCTCGTATGCGGGGATCAGCACCAGCGCACCAGCAATCGCCCCGGCGGCACAAGCGGCCATGACTTTTTTAAATAATCGGTTATTCATGATGTTCTCCGGCTTTCAGTTGGAATTCTTTCCGCTTGTAATACCAGTTCACCAGGAACGTCCCGACAGTACAGATAATCCCGGCAACAATAGCCCACTGGTCCAGAGATAAAACGCCAAAAGCAGAGGTTATAAGTCCCCAGGCGTATGCTGTAGGGCTGGAATATTTGTCAGACATGCGCATATCCACCCCCTGCGGAGTGTTCCGTATGTTGAGTGATAGGAAAATGCCGCAACCGGTTTATATGTTTTAAACGGGTTAAAGTGTGGTGGCTGCTGCATTATTCGGATAATCCCGCCAGCGGCGGGAAAGCAATAAAAAGAGCACTGTGGCCGAATACGGATTAGGTAATGAGCCTGTTGTATTCCAATGCTCTTATTGTTGCTAATGGCAAAAGGCCGCACATGGCGACCTTTGGAATTTGTTTTATGTCACATAAGTGGAATTTCAGTATGGACGATAAAATTGAGTAAACATAAAATTAAATAGTATGTAGTTTCATACATTACCTTGTTACATATGCTTTTTCGCCGGTTGCTACTCACCGGCTTTTTTTGTACCCGAAATTGGTGGCTGATTTAGCTCAGCCGAGCTGCTCCGCGCTACCAGAGCCTCATAGCAAGTATTCAGCCGCCTGGAATAGCCGAAAATATGAATCACTCTCAAAACACCAGAGTGTTATTTTTAATATCATAACCCATAACGCAATCTTAATGATTGAGGGTAAGGATTAAAATACCTTTGTTGATTCAGATAGTTATCAGGGTACTCAGATAAATAGTGCGTTATTAATGTCAATGGCGCCAATAAAGGCTGTATTCCCTGGCGATATTCTAAAATTAATTTACTTAATGCCTGTCTTTGGTTTGATGTTAAATAGCGTTTAAAATAACCTTGGATATGCATAAGCACATTAGTGTGATTGCGTCGTGTTGCTTGATTTTGCAATAGTTTCATGAATTTATTTCGATACTCTATAAAAAACGATTCTATTGAATTCCATTCTTTGTTATTAGCAACGAGACGACCTAATTCTCTATAAAGAGGCTGAGAGTGTGCAAGTAAAAGGAGTTTGTATCGAGCATGAAAATCCATTAATGAGCGACGATTTAATGATTTTTGCTTTAGTTCATTCAGTTCATGAAGAGCAAATACTCGTATAATAAAATTTTCCCGAATATGCGGGTCACTTAACCTGCCATCTTCCTCAACCGGCAACCACGGCATCGCTTTTACTAATTGCTCAGTAAAAAGGCCGATCCCAGACTTTTTATTACCATTACCTACAGAATCATATACCCGAACTCTTTCCAAACCACAACTAGGTGAGTTTTTACAAACAATATAACCGGATAAATTAATAGTTTTACTCAGATATTCAGTAGAGAAATCCACCATTTTTTGAGTTAAATCACCTTCTCGTCCATCACTGAATTTGAGTATAACGTTTTTTTCTTCAGACTTAACCAACCTCAATGCAGGTCTGGGTGCAGGCAAACCAATAGCCATCTCAGGGCATGCAGATTGGTATTCGAAATAATCTGATAACTCATCAACTGCAAAGTGAAAGCGCCTATGTCCACCATCAAATCTAACACTATCACCCAATAAGCAAGCACTAATACCTACAGGAATTTTTTTATCAAAAGTATTATTCATATAACCAGATGTAGGTAAAAAATTCATTTTTGTCACCTTATACGAAATCAATTATAAAACAACGTTGATATATAGTAATTGAACTCATATTAGTAACATTACTCTTTATTTGCTAGTTTTATAAATAACGACTCTACACTCTGATAAATCAGATAAAAAGCCCCACCGAAGTGAGGCCTGCACTACTGTTTCGGTACTTTAATCCACGTTTAATCACACTATAGTAGCGCACTACAGATATAGTGTTTTCACGTGAAACTTTCAAGACCGTGCAATAAAACTCCCGCATCCGTGAGGTTTCAATTGATAAGCAATGTCACACGGGATTCATCCTTATCACAATAATGCTATTTCAACCTTAGTCTGCTCAAACCGTTCCGCTTCCATCTCCGCCCAGAACGCGACGATTGTGCTTCAGAGCGGCTTTCAATGTCGCCCCTGAACCCATAAAAAAATCAGCAACCATATCGCCTTCGTGGCTGCCGGCTTTTATGATGTGTTCCATCATTGCGGCCTGTTTTTCATCTGGGGTTGACCAGCGTTAACAGCAGCCCTTATCTATTTTCAGGCAACAAAAAACCCAGCGCATTGGCTGGGTTAGTTGGTACAGTTACAAAAACGGCAACTTACCCTGAAATAGTGGCTCATTGATTCAAAGAAGTCAACACGTTTTTGTTATTTCGCTTCATGATCTTTTCCTTTTCCCTGTTTTTAAATGCATCTACCAGCGGTTGGTATAATAAATACTCAGCCGCTTTTAGTATTTCATCCACCTCCCGGCGGCATGTAGATAACGACGGTTTGCGGGAACGTAACATACCGTTTCTGCGCGCCATGACGCGTGGTGCACAGGCCTTATGATGCTGCCGAGCAATTTCACGATCCGAGGCACAGAAGACATACCGAGCCAACAGCATTTTAAACGCCTCACGGTCCAGATGATAAAGGAGATCAACCACCCCTTGTATCAGCAGTCCATCCTCATCACTGCAGGTCGGTCTGTCCGGGTAGCTGCGGCGTTCAACTGTAGCCATAAATTCGGCTATCATGCTGCTCTGCCGTTTCACCAGCCGACCGCTGTACACCCACGCCCCGAACCTTGCCAGCCAATTCTGTAACCAAGCCTCGCGTTCTTCATCCAGCTGCAAACCATCTGAAATACTCATTATACCCGGCATGCTCGCAGCTCCCTGACTTCCTGTTTTACCTGCTCCAGCAATTCACGTTCGCTGCCGTGGAGCTGCTGCCATGTTGCTGGGGCTGCATGGAATCCCGTTTCGTAGCATGCCCGGTGGTGCTGCGGACATAAAGGGAGTACGGAATAATGATCCGCCCTTTGTCCCATGCCCTGCCCGTTGCGCACATGATGCAGTTCCGCACGGGATGCCCCGTACCCCATATTACGGCAGCAGATACAACCGAGTTCGGCCACATCCGACAGCCATTGCTGTTCTGCTTTGGTCTTTGATTTGGTCATTGGTCTTGCCTCTCAGGTAAAATCTAATAACTGTGCTGCCGCGTTCTCAGCGGCCTGCTGCGTGGAAAAATTGCGGTACAGAATGAAGTTCCACAGCACATCGAGCGTGGATTTATAGAGTTCGCCAAATTGCAGGTCATCCATTTTGGCAAAGCTGATTGATTTGGCGACGCGGCGCAGGCTGCCGTCAGGCATTTCGTAGGTGTCGTACTGGCCGGCCTGTTCGATAGCCCAGGAGCGGAAAGCGTCAAAGGATTTTGTCGCGGTAATATTCTGCGCGCGCTTTTGTGCCACATCATCAAGATAGACGTCAGCCGCTGACTGCAGAGCATCGTCATTGTCCGTGTAATACGAGAGGAATTTCACATACCCGCGAACCAATTCTTTTTCTTCCGGCGAAATGGTGCCGCCGACCGGTTCCCAATATTCATAACCGAGGTTCAGGAGTGCGAAATATTTACGGTGGAATCGTGGGTTACGTGCCTTTTTGAAGTCTGCTGACAGCACATCACCGCACTTGATTTTTGAACGCAGATAAACCCTCGCCGCCGGGTTTGCTGGCGCGAGAGTATCGTTAGAGAGTTTGATAAAGCTATGCTGTGCCATGGTGTTCTCCAGTGACACAGCGGGTATTCAGGGTGCTGGTTGTTCAGGCCAATGCTTCGCAATAATACATTAATATAATGAATATTACTAATTATATTTATCGTCTAAAATTATTAATAAAAAACCCAAATCAATGATTCAAAAACAATGTATTTTAATTACTAAAAAGCCTTAGATAAAAATCCAAGGCTAATTACCTAACTGACTTATTAAGTTATGACAATCCCCATAATCAATAAAACTAAATTCACTATATTTAGCAAAACCTTTGTGGCGAAAGATCAGTTTTTAAAATATAATCAGAGTAATTCGCCAGCCATATTCCCTTCTGCATTATGGAGTGATTTTTACTTCCCAAACAATTAGCCACAACATTTGATACAACATCTCCAATTGAGGAAATATTTTCTTTATATAAAAAATTAATGAAAAACAAACCATCATATTCTTTACATAAGTTTTTAGGGTATTCTTTCTCAGGAAAAACTAAATTTATCACATCCTCAGACACCACAACTCTAGGGTAAATAGCTTTCTCACTTTCTACTTTATATGCATCGATTAACGCAGGACTAAAAAGAAAAGATGATAAACTATAATGCTTGTTTACTGCAATACCCCCTCTACATAAAAAACCTTTTCGTAATAGTAACTTTTGATATTCTGAAACAGAAAAAACAAACTCATGGAATGATTCTTTGTCATAAGCCTTCGATATTACAATAGAATCAGAGAATTGCACAATATCCAGCCCATGTTCTTTGAAGATTTTTTCACATTCAACATGACAATCAAAAAGTTTATTTAATTGCTCTCCCTCATAACCAGACAATCGTTCTTTTTCAACAATATTTTTGAATCCTAATATATCTATAAATGCAACAAAATAGGTTTTAATTTCCACTTAAACCTCTTTTGATTCATAATCAATAATTGCATCCGAGGCTATTTTAAATAATCTTTTATAAGAATTCATTCTTCCAACTGCTGAAGACCAATTATTACCACGCCACGGCTCTCCACTTTTTGTTATTAGAGCAGTGTCTTGCTGTGAAATATTAAAAACAGCCTTACCAACTTCCTGCATTAATGGTGCAAGCTGATTAAAGTCTGGTATTTCAATAATAATTGAATTTTTAGGTGTTTTGTCCTCAAATTCAGGTAAATATTTATTTTCATCTATAATCGGTTTTATCTTATTATCTATTTCCATAGGAATTCTATCCATCCACATTTGATATCCAGGCTTGGCAACGCCTGCAAATTTCTTAAATGCTTGGACAATACATCCCAAGAATGCTGGATTTCCAGGTCTAACCGGAAGTTCTATCTCCATATATGACTGAACTACCTGTCGATGCTCATTAACCCAACGATTAATAATATGACTAAGAGTTGATATAGCTTGCACATTAAATCTATCTGGAGCCACAGGAATAAAAAATGCATCACATGCAAGAAAAAACGAACGTGTTAATGCTCCAGAGCTTGGGCCAACATCAATAAAAACATAATCATATTTATTTTTTTCTGCTAATCTTACAATGAAATCTCCTACAGCAACATAGGTTCTCATAAGATTTGTTCTTTGGCTTAATCTCTGTACATGTGCTTCTGCTAAATCATCTTCAATTGAAGATAAATCAACAGACCCTCGGATAAGATCCAAGTTTTCTATTATATTACATACCTCAACCTTATCTAAATCAATGAAAGCAGAATCACCTTTTATTCTTTGATTAAGAATTTCAAGAATATCTGTACCAGGTAGTTCTTTAATAACCCTTTCTTTTTCTGACTCCTCATCAAGTCTTTTTATTGTCGCTGCCATAGCAATTCCAGTAAAATTACATTGAGGATCAGCATCAATAACTAATACTTTCTTCCCTGAATTAGCAAGATAACTACATATATTAAATGTTGTTGTGGTTTTTGAAACCCCACCCTTATGATTGTATAACGTAATTATTTTCATAAAACCCCTTATAATATTAAAAATATTCTAATGATAAAAGCACCATCAAGCCTATTTAAGAAATTATTAATCTCATGTTTTGCAAAATCAATTAACAGCTTAAACATCACAACCAAAAACAACAAATTAAATAACTCCCTAGGCCTCCACCAAGTTAATGTCTTAACTCAAATTTCGCAGGTGATCTTTTTTCCCACATCATGCTCCAGTTCAATAAATATAGTCTCAAGTTCTTACCCCTATAAAAAATCGGTTTATATTAAAATCATTAATTATCATCAATAATATTCGAAATATACTCCTTAGCTTCCTTTAATTCATTAATTCTATGCATTAACAACTCTAACTCTTGATTGTTTTTATTGTTATTTTCTTTTAAATCACTACCTTCATAATACTCTATTATATCCTGAAGAAATAATAACTCCTCTTCTAATTCAGATAGTTCGTTATTTATCTCATTAATTTCTTGCAACCAATCGATTCTTTCTGAAGGAGTCGCGACGCCATTAAAATAGTTTCTTTTTAAATTATATTTATTACTAAGTTCTATAGCTGCTGAATATTTTTTATTAAGATCTAAAGCTGCTTTTAATGTAGGATTATTATAAAAATGAGACAGCCCTGTGGTTTTATATAACCTATCAAGTACATTTAAGGAATCATGCGAAACTTTAGGCTTTAGTTTATTTAACATCTCTAATTCTTTTATTGAACTTTCATTTACATTAATGTCTTTAAATATACTAGAACACTTAATAACAAACTCTGCCTGACTATACATTTTAAATTTTTTTATCCCGTTACTGACAATTTCCGTTTTCAAAACTTCCAGCGGTCCAATTGTTTTACCATGTACTCTATACCACCAGTCTTCTTTTAGATCATTTGTGATGAAAACTATATTATCAACGCTATCTTCATTTGCCTTTCTTAATAGCTCTTTCCACAAATACAAATCACCAAACTTATCTTTATATATTACATTGTTAAAATACGAATTAGAATCTCCTTTTTCCTTTTCATCCTTCCAGCCTGGTCCAATTTTATTCCTATATCTAAATTCACCTTCTTTGTTAATTTCATTTATCTCAGCCTGAGTAAATGATGATGATATTTTCCCCTTGGAAATTTCATCAATCCATTTTCTTACATCATCTGATTTAGAGATATAATCCCCCCTCTCCATTCTCACTTCTATATTTTCTTCTATAAATACCTTTACCGTATCACTTACGCCTTCCTTTAACTCTATAAGTTTTTTATGTAATTCATGATATTTATTTTTTATATTTTTATCACCTTCACAGAAAACACTTATGCCACTTGTTATCTCACTTAGTGATTTTTTTATTTCATTTAAATCCTTAAGTGACTTACTGATAACTGTTAATCTGTTTCTTTGATATTCTAAACCAACTTGAAATGGGAACCATAGCTTCTCTTTTATATTATTAGTTACATCCATGAAATCTTTCTTTGTTTTTTCTTCACAGCGATATAAATTTAAAAAACAATTTGCATCAAAAACAAAAATAGTTTTATCACTTTTAAATATTTCCGTCTCTTCATCCAAAGTGATATCATAAAAACCTTCAAAAATCTCGCGCATATTTTTCTCTAAAAAATTACATAAACTTAATGCAATCATACATGAATTTAATTCTCTCACCAGAAATCATAATATAAACTTATAGGTGTATCACATATATTATGAACTTCAGTTAGAAATATTCCGATGAACGTCCTAAACTGAGTTGACATGAATTTATCACTAAATCATGCTTCTTTTTTCCAAAGACTCCGCAGATCACAGAGCGCGATTTTGAGACAAACCTACAGGTAAATAATTTGATTGTCCGGACATACTCACTCCCCCTGTTTCTTTGGTTCAGGGGAAGACTGATACGGGATTTTTTTCCGAGCCCGGCGCGCGGCATGCAGCCGGTCTAAGTGACAGTTGGTATGATCACAGCCATCATCCGGCATGCGGGGATAGTTATCACGCACGAGAGATTCGCACGTAATAGGGTCTTTGATTATCATGGTCTTTGCCTCTGTTGGTCTTAAAATGCTTTGTCGGCGTAGCGGCGTCTTTTAGGTGCCTCAGCCTGTTGCTGCATGCGGCTTACTTCTGCTGCTGAAATCTGGTCGGTTGGCAGATAGTGGCCGTTTTTAAATTCCTGATACACAGTGCCGGTTTCTCCGTGCCGGTTCTTCTCGATGATGATCTCCGCATAATTTTTGGCCGGGCTATTCGGGTTATATACCGCGTCCCGGTAGGTGAGAAAAATATAATCGGCATCCTGTTCCAGACTGCCGGAGTCACGCAGATCCGCAGCCACCGGGCGGCGCTGGTTCAGTGGTCGTTTATCCACGTCACGGGATAACTGACTCAGAGCCACAACAGGCGTGTGAATCCGTTTAGCCAGGCCTTTCATACCAGCCGATATCGCGGCAATCGCCAGGTCGTTACGCTCTGCTTTAGGCTTTTTAATCAGCCCTAGGTAGTCGATGAAAATGCCTTTTGTGGCCGGATATTTGCGCTTATGGCGCTCACTGATGGCGCATATCTGATCAATGGTCAGATTACTGGCATCGATAATGTGAATGTCCCGGTCAATAAGATGTGCGATTGCCGAACTGATCCGCGCCCAGCCTTCGTCGTCCAGATCACAATTGCGCATTTTGGAAACCGGCAGTTGCGCAGCCCCGGCAATCATGCGCTCGGCGATCTGCATATTTGCCATTTCCATGGAGAACATCAGCACAGAATCACCGGCAGTTGTCATTTTTTCCATCATCGTGAGTGCCAGCTCAGTTTTACCCATGCCCGGCCGGCCGCCGATAAAAATCAGGTCCGTAGGGTTAAAACCACCGATTTTATCGTCCAGTGCTTCAATACCGGTCCGGATCATCATGCCGCTGCCCTCGCCCCGGTTCCGTTTCTCCAGCACATCAACATAACCGTCAATCAGTTCGTTGAGATGAACCGGTACCAGGCTTTCTTTCTCACTGGTGATCAGGGTGAACTCGCTGCTGAACTTCTGAATGACGCTTTCCGCTTGCTCATGCGTGGCCGCATCAGTAATTTCCGTCTGGAATTTATTTATCAGCGCTGTAATTTTGCGAACCGCCGCGTAGTTTCTGACTTTCTCGGCATACCCTTTCAGGTTTGCGTATGAAATGGTTTTTCTGGTGAGCTCCATGATATAAGCAAAATCAGTGTTCCCACCCAGCGCGTCCGCGATAAATACCGGATCGATAATCGCACTCGTCAGTGCCTGTTTTTTTATTTCCCGGTACACCCTGGAAAAGTACCCGACACTGAAAGCGTCATCAGGCAGTGTTGCCAGAACGTCATAGGCATCCTGAGTGGCACCACCGGCCAGCAAACCACCAATGACAGCGGCTTCTAATTCCTGCTCACTGAACATAATCAATTACTCCGGAAGCTTGGCCAGTTGAACGACAGTACAGCGCCACCTTCCAGCATGCGGTCAACAACACGTTCACCCAGCAGCGGGGCCAGTTCGTTCAGCGGCAGGTTGCTGATCATGATGGTCGGCAGCATGTCCTCGTACCGGTCGTTAATCACTTCAAACAAAATATTGCGCTCTGAGTCAGTTCCGTACTGAACACCGATTTCGTCGATAATCAGCAGGCCCGGCCCGCAGTATTTTTCCAGTACGTCGAGCTCGCTGTATTCCGCATCGCCAGCCCATGTGCGGCGAAAAGCCCGGATGATACGCGCCGCTGTGGTGATGAATACCGATTCCTGCGCCTCAGTGGCAACCTGACGGGCGATTGACACTGCAAGGTGGGTTTTACCGGTTCCGGGTGTTCCGCACAAAATAAGTGCCTCTCCGGCGGTTTTACGGGACAGCCATGTTTCGGCATACTCGCGGCAGATTTCCAGATTGTTTTTTGCATCCGGATTCGCCGGGTGATACGTTTCAAATGTCGCGGCAGCAAAGCGCGGCGGGATGTTCACGCTCAGTTCGTCAGACATGCTTGCCCCCGTTCACCCATGCTGCTGAGCGGCTCTCGTAGTTTTTATCGCTGAATCCGGAGTGTGTGCTCGGTTTCGCGGGTTTCCGTCCGGCAGTGCGTTCCGGGAATATTCCCTGCCAGCCGTTAGCGATGGAATCACACAGCACTGCATCAGGCTCCGGATGCCCGGCCAGTTTTTTCGCAATCTGGCGGCAACTGGTTTCGGTCAGTGGTTTTTTAATCTCCTTCCGGAATTTCACCCAATCCTGCCAGACGGGTTCGCTGACGTTTTCCGGACGGACTGACAATGGGTTAAATTTCACCGTGGATTTTTTCTGCGTCGCAGGCTTCGGATCCTCTTTTGAATTTACTGATGGATCATGTTTTGAATTTACTGATGGATCGCCTCCAGATTCTGGAGGGTGAAAACCCTCTTTAACGCCAGAATCTGGAGGGTCAAAACGCCCGGAATTACTGTTTTCTGACCGGTCGGATTCTGAACCGTCAGAAACTGGAGGGTGAGAAATTGCGTTATTTTCACGCTGTTTTTTCAGCTTTGCGATTTCCTGTAACGCGATAGTTTCCAGCTTATCGACATTGAGAAAATATAAATTCGATGCGTTACGGTTACCGTTCCGGCGTTGTTTTTTGGTCAGCCAGCCATCCTTTTCAAGCTCATTGCATGCATCACGGATAGTGCTGACCCCTGCCCCAATCTGCCGGGACAGTGTTTCTACGCTCGGATAGCTGATCCCTTCATCACTGGAGAAATCAGCCAGGCGAACCATAATCATCAGTTTTGTGCCTTTCACACCAGAAACGGCACAGGCATCCCATACGTAGCCCTGAATTTTATTACTCACGTCACACCCCCAGCGCGTCAGCTATATCACGGCAGGCGTTCTGGTACTGCTCAGGTGTCAGGTTGTGCATACACAGCCGTGCTTTGGCCCGTTCGTACTGTTCCCACACACTGAGTGCCGCAGCCCGGCGCCCGTCGAATATCGGGCGTATGGTTTCGATATCTGCGGGAATGCCGTTATGCATAAACCCGTTGCAGTAGGTGATTTTTTCGGTTGTATTCAGCATTGGTCTTTGCCTCTTTCTCATGCGCTGGTCATGCGCATCTCATTTAATGCGGTTACTGCCTTTGATATGCACTGTGACATGTCACGACTGCCTAAAAGTGTTTCGCTGATTGCTGCAGCAAATTCTTTGATTGCCAGGGAAGCCAGATAATTAACCGACTCATCCCCGTTAACCCGCGCCAACCGGTCAGCAGGTAATGCAATTTTGATTGCCGGGATCAGCTCACTGAATTTTCTGTCTGCTGCCGGAGAATTACCGCGCAACCAACGGAAAATTTGCTGCCTATTGTTATTAATCGCTTTCCAGTCTGCGTTACCGGCCCTGTCTTCTATCGGGTGCAGGCGTGACGGTTTATCACCACACAGTATTAAAAAATGTGCCCGACTAATTTCGATTGCGACATGCTCCTGTCCTTTTTCTGCCGCCCATAATTCAATCTCATCCTTAATTATTTGGTTGTTATTCATCATCTTGCGTCTCCTGTCGCGAAATTGATTATGAATAATCAGTTTTTTAACTGGCTAGCTGAGATAATTCACCACGGTCGGGTAAGCCATCAGCAATGTTCGGATAAATTTCTGGCGCTACCTCATGGGGGGTTATTTTCCAGCTGAGGCACTCACACAGACTTAAAACTTTTTGTGCCGGCACTCCGTTTTTAAACCACAGATTTACCGTTTGTGGTTTTATTCCCAACCTGCGGGCAATTTCTGACTGGTTGGCCAGAGTGACAATTTTGCTTTTAAGATTTGGTGTCATATCGGTCTCCTTAACCTGATTACAAGTTAATCTTACAATTACAAATTGGTTATTTCAAGTTTTTCTTGAAGTGATGAGTACAAGAAAACCTTGTAATATGACATTATGAAAAAGAATCCTAATGAAACATCAGCAGCCAGAATCAGCCAGGTTCTCACAGAGAATGGATGGTCACAGTCTGATCTTGCCCGCAGAATTGGTGTAAGGCCTCAGTCAGTCCAATTCTGGGTAAGCGGGAAAACGGCACCAAGCGGAACAAATTTATCTACATTGGCTTCTGTGTCCGGCTATCCGGAACACTGGTTTTTAATGGATGATATATCTGGAGGACCTGCCCGGCAGAGCGTTACAGCAAAAAAACATGATTCATATCTTGTTGAATTACTTGATGTTGAAGCCAGTGCTGGCCCGGGCATCATAACAAAAGGTGAGTTCATGGAGACGATCAGATCGATTGAATACACCTCCGATGAAGCTTTACGCCTGTTTGGACACCGGCCAAGTGAAAACATAAAAATGATCACTGTTGCCGGTGATAGTATGCAAGGTACAATTAATCCTGGTGACCAAGTTTTTATTGATATCCACATAAATTACTTTGATGGCGATGGTGTATATGTTTTTGTCTACGGACAAACATTACATATCAAACGGTTACAGATGATTAAAGATCAGCTTACAGTTATTTCCGATAATAATAATTATCGTGACTGGCAAATCACGAAAGAAGACGAAGATAAATTTTTCATTGCCGGAAAAGTGCTGATTAGTCAGTCCAAAGTTTACAAGCGCTACGCCTAAATCCCTATTCAACATTAAACTTTAAATTACAAGGAATTATGCTCTTTGTAATTTTCAACACCCGCAATTACAAGTTTTATTTGCAATTCAAGCTTGCAATATTCAGTTTTTACTTGTAGATTTATCTCCATCAAAACCCCACAGCGGGTATTCAGGATAAACGTTCACAGTTTTACGGCAGCACCAGGAAACAAATAACGCCACGAAGATGGCAGAAGAGGCAAGACGACCAGACACCCCGGAAAGACGGGGATCTAATCAAAACGGGGGTTATATGAAAGAAACCGATAGCACCAAAAGCAGAGAGCAGGAAATAAAGGATTACGTTGGCTTTGTAATGAGTGACGTTAACATCCTATCCACGAGCATGATCCCTAAAATGATTGAGGCGGGATCTAGCCTTGATGATATCAAAGACAAAGTGGACATACTGGCGGAAGCGTATATCTACACGCGATTAAAGGTACTGCATGAAGGTCGTAAATTAATTGAAGATATCAACAAATATGATGCCGCCATGAATGCAGAAATGACGGCCCTGATTAAATCGAATGCCCGTAACTACGAATTGGGAGACAGCTTCACATAAGGCGAAGTAAATCCAAAGCGGCTTTTTCTGCGTCTTCAATTGCTGTTTCTGATTGGAAAGATGTCAGTAAGTGAGGGTACCTTGCAGCCTGACTTAAATGGCTAATTTGATGTTTAACTTCTTCCCTTTGTTCTGAGGTTAACACATTAAAAATAGCTTTTAACAAAATATGCTGCGCATCTAATTGCTGTTCCAGATTTTTATTATCCATAATTCAGTTCCTTAAACACGTTGCGGTGACTGAATTATACACAGATTCCTTGCGTTGCGGAATGCAGGAACCTCAGCAGCCTGATGAGGGTAAATAATCAGGCACCGGATTTCAGACGTAAAAAAACCCACCGAGGTGGGTTCTTTTACCCGGAGTCGCCGACCAAAGCTAATCCGGAGTTCTGCTGACGGGACCAACCGTCAGAAGAGGCAAGACCAATGACGAATCATTGGAAACATCATTTTAAAGGAGTTGCTATGAAAGCACAACCTGACACTCTCAGTGTTACGCTTTACGTCCATGCACAAAAACAGTTTGACGGAAGTATCGCGTATTCAGTATTCACCCACAAATTCAAAGCGACTGATGGCATGGGCTTTCCTGTTGCCGAGTACCAGTTTGAATTACCTGTCCCCGCAATCAGCAAATTCGATTTAGTTCAGGCCGAAATTGACAGTTTACGTGCAGAACAAAACAAGATTCTCGCTGATGCAGAAGTTAAATCAGGACTGCTTGAAGATCGTATCCAGGCGCTGCTATGTCTGGAGGGCAAAGTTATTTCCAAAGACGACGAAGCATTACCTTACTGACCAGAGGCAAGACCAATGACCAATTATATCTGTGCATTTAATCCCATAGATGCGGCACTTAAAGACGGTGCTGTGACTGTTGCAATCACGATTTCCGCCAATTCCGAGAAGATGGCCAGAGCAATGGCCGCCGTGATGCTGGAGGAAACTTACCCTGAAAATACAGAGAAGTTTGATGTGGCGGCACCAATAATCTGCGAAGCTCAGGCAGGCAAACCGGCACCGGCCGGTGATAGTTTTGATGAACATTTTGCCAAAGAGTACGAGTTCAACGGTACTGACTGGCAGAAACGTGAAGAAAAAATGGTCGTATTTGCAAAAACAGCACCTGTTGTGCGTATTGCCGCCATCCTGTTGTACGGGAAAACGCAATTTACCCGTAGCGAGTACCTCAAAGCTGTCGATTTTGTTCATATCGGTGACGAATACCCGCTGCTCCGGAATATAGCCAAAGGTGTCGCGGCCACGCCCGGGGTATCCCTGCTTAACGAGCAGGAACTGGAAGCGCTGGTGAATTTTGTCATGCAACAGGCACCGGACAGCATCACCGAAAAAGAGGCACAGAAGCTGGCAGAAAAATACTTATACCCTGCTGCTGAACAAGCCACAGGGCAGCTCCCGATCACGGAACACAAGCAACGCGATTTTGACCACAATTATGCAACACTGGATCAGGAAATAGCTATCGCCCTTCTTCCCGGTGATTTTTCACCGTGGGAAATACAGCCAAGCAAACTTACCGCTGCGAAAAAGCTGATCAGTGATGAAGATGAAAACTGGCGGCGCTGGTCTACTGAGTTCCGTATTATCCCGACCGCATTGCAGATCCCGCGTGAAACAGTCTTTGCTGTCGTACGTGAAGGAAAAGAATTACCTGACCTGATAAGCGATGCGGCAGCCCGTAAACAGTTTGTGGCTGACCGTACCGGCATAACGTCGGCAGAAAGTAGTCATGACCAGGAAACTGGCCGGTCCGGTCCGGATATTACGGAAGATAAACCACCCCTAGCAGCAAAGCAGGAAAAGACCAGGCGCACACGTACTAAAAAAGCAGATAAACCGGCAGAGAAACCAGCTCCGGAAGTAGCGGCCAACGATGAACCGGCTACCATAGCCCAAACACCGGAACCGGCTCATGCCGAGGAACCCGCTACTGATGACTTCCGCAGCCGCGCCGAAGTGATTGCCGAGGTTCTGGCAGACACGGACAATCTGAGTATCTGGAAGCAGGTACAGCGCACAGATCCACGCTTTACCAAGCCTTTAGAGGGCGCGGGATTTCAGGGTACCAGCATTAACAGTAACTACATGTTTATGCGTGCTACCGAAATTTTCGGACCGCTCGGTGAGGGCTGGGGCTATGAGGTGGTTGAAGAAAAATTCCTGGACGGCAAACCGCTGACTGAACCTGTTCTGGAAAACAACAAACAGGTTGCTCTGCGTTACCTGCGTGACGCAGACGGTTCTCTGTTCTGCGAGCAAAATCATTCAATAAAAATCCAGTTTTGGTACCGCAGCAAAGATGGCAAGTGCTGTTATTTTGAAAGCTACGGCGCGACACCATACCGCTATCAGACCCAATACGGCATAAAAGTTGATAGTGAAGTCATCAAAAAGTCACTGACAGACGCGATTAAAAAAGCGCTGTCAATGCTCGGATTCTCTTCTGATGTGTTTATGGGTATGCACGATAACCCTGAATACCTCATCAAAAATAAGCTGGAATTTGAAATCAAAGCGGCCAGCGAGAACGCAGAGGACAGCGTCCGGATCCGCGAAGAACTGGATGAAAAATTCACCCGTAACACGGAAACCATGCGTACAGCAGTTACGCAGAATGAATTACGCGGTATCGCATCCACCCTTACCCGCGAAATATCCGCGCATCTTAACAGCGCCAAATCGCGCGGTGACAACGAATATGCAGGATACCTGTCCGGCCGCCTGCGCCGCCTGACAGAAATTGAGAAAGAGTGTTTAACCAAACTGACGGAAAAACAAGAGGCAGACCAATGAGTACAACCGCAATCGCATTAGCCGCAGACTATGAAAAGCTGCAACGACTGGTAGAGACTGGTGAATTCACCCCGGAAGATATAGCCGACACACTGGAAGGTATCGAAGGCGCGCTCGGCGATAAACTGGACGCGATTATGATCCACGTCCGTAACCTTGAAGGGCAGGCAAATACGCTGGGTGAAGAAGCCAAACGCCTGGCGGATCGTGAAAAGTCATTTAAGCGTCAGGCCAAAGACCTGAAAAAATATGCACTAACCTGCTTACTGGCATCCGGCCAGGACAAGCTGAAAACAGTGAAAAACACATTTACCGCGGCAAAAGGTCGGGCATCAGTAGTCATTGACGATGAATCACTTATCCCTGATTCACTCGTTGATGTACAAACCATCGTGTCACCGGATAAAAAAGCCATCAAAGAAGCGCTGGAAAATGGTATTGAAGTCCCTGGCGCCCGAATTGAAATTGGTGAACGTTCACTGATGGTCCGGTAATTACCCACCGTGCCCGACAATCGGGCACTTTGTTTCAGTGTGACATGTCACGATAAGGCAGACCAATGCTAAAACACCAACACTACAAAGACCGACCGGTAAAGCTCACGTTCCCTGACGGTAGTCACGGCTACATCCATACAGACCGTCGGTGTGATGTGTATTACGACCTGCCTCCGCAGGTGAAAATTGAGGCCCGTAACGAACCGCAGCAGAAGGATGAAAGCAAATGATATACGGATTGTTCATGCTGATTTGCTCTGCCACCAGCTGCGAGTACCAGCCCTACGGCTACGTTTATCCGGATGAAAAAACTGCCTGATGGATAAAGAAACACTGACCGTGAAGGGGATTTTGTCAGAGTGCTATCTGATCGATGAAATTATTTCGGCCGATTTTGCTCAGACAAAAAGTTGATTAAGCATAATCAGTTTTATTTCGCCACGGTGATTACCATGATGCCAATACCATTACAGGGGAAAGCATCATGGAACCGTGGCAACCAGGACAACAATTACTGACCGACTTTGATATTAAATTAGGCCGCTTGGCTGCGAGTGTAAAAAACAGACCATGCACTCCGGCAGATATTAAACGCTCATGCGATACGGCTGACCTTCTTATTTTATTGATGATGAGGCAAGACCAAAATGAAAAACGAGAGTGACGTAATTACCCCAGACGAAATGATAGAACTGACCGGCTATCAATTCCCGTCAAAACAGTGCGAAGCCCTGGAGCGTGCCGGTATCTTTTTTATAAAGCGGCCTGATGGATACCCGAAAAACAACCTGGGCACATTTTAATAGCCCGCTGGCTAAACGGCAGGCATTACCGGCATCAGAAGAACCTGACTTCGGGGCTATGTAATTATGGGTAGGAAAAGGAAAAACCCTGCTGATAACTGGATGCCAAAGCGGGTTAAACGGGGCAGGTCTGCTTTTGAATTTATTACTCCGGATAACAAAACAATCCGGCTTTGTGATTTTTCATGTACCCAGGCTGAAGTATGGGTAGCATACGAAAAACTGATAGACGATCAGAAAAATGAGGCAACATTGACTGCATTGTTTAACTCATTTTTCATTTCCGCCGACTTTACTAACCTGTCACCGGAAACACAGAAAGATTATCGTAAATATTCCGGCAAGCTATTACCTGTATTCGGGAAAATGCAGCCCGATAATATAAAACCTGAGCATATCCGCAAATATATGGATAAGCGCGGCACTAAAAGCCCGACACAGGCAAACAGGGAAAAAACGCTGCTATCCCGTGTTTTTGGCTGGGGTTATGAGCGCGGACTGGTAAAAAGCAATCCATGTAAAGGTGTGCGGCAATTCAAGGAGCAAGCCAGGGATCGCTATATTACAGATGATGAATATAATGCGCTCTATTCCGTATCCCCTGTAGTTGTCAGGATAGCAATGGAAATAGCGTATCTCTGCGCAGCCCGGCAAGCTGATGTTTTGGCATTAACTTATTCGCAATTAACAGAGGATGGTATTTACATTAAGCAGGGAAAAACAGGTGTAGCACAAATAAAGGCATGGACGGAGCGCCTGCATGCAGCTATAAACCTGAGTAATACTCTCCCCCTTGATTCTGGTATCAGCAGTATTTATGTACTTCATCAATCCAGAGGATCCGGGTATACACGGGATGGTTTCAACAGTCGCTGGAGAAAAGCCAAAGAAGCTGCAGCTAAAAAATTCCCGCACCTGAATTTTAACTTCACCTTTCATGATTTGAAGGCTAAAGGTATTTCAGATCTCGATGGACCACTGTCAGAAAAACAGAAAATATCAGGGCATAAAAATATCACTCAAACAGCCCGGTATGACAGAAAAGTGGTGGTTGTTCCTGTTGTCGGTGGTCAGAAAAAGACAATTTGA